ATAAATTTGAAAGTATCGTCGCTTACAATTAGCAAATCACTTTTGACTTTTTCATTCCAAACCAAACTAAAATAAGTTTCGTTATTCAAGATTACTGGCTCGCTCTTGCTCGAACAACTCGATCCAATGCTTGCGCTCAGTAATATTAGAATCTTTTTGAACCATTTCATTTTGATAAGTTTTAATTTTAACTTTTACTTTTTCCACTTTAACTTCTTTGTCTTTAATTGCAATCTCGGTTTTTTGACATTCGACCTCTTTACTTAAAGAACCCCAGTTTTTACCAATAAATAAGGCTGCGCCAATTACCGCTATGTAAATTGTGTCTTTAATCATTTATTTGCAATTTTATCTAATTTAGCAAGCATTTCTTTCATTTGTTCTTGTGTCATTAAATTTGTTGCAATCTTTTCAATGTAAGAATGATATTCTTCTCGTTTTTCTAAAGCTTTCTGAGAATATTTCATATATTCTTTAAAATCGACTTCCAGCTCTGATAATTTAGAAACCATGTTAGTTATTGATTGAGATAGCAACATAACTTTATTATCATTATCTGCGCGATTAGCTTGGAGCTTTTCTATTGAGCTTTCATTTTTATCAAATCTATTCAAAGTATTTTCTTTAAAATCCTTAAAAATATAAATACCAAGGACGCCGACAATACCAAATATCCAAAATAATAAAGGCTGTAAAGAAAGAGTGGTATCCATTACTTCACCTCGCGAATTACAGCTTTAGCCTCTTTAATAATATCAGACAAACCTTGACCTTGTTTGATTTTTTCGTAAGTTCCAACGCCCGCACCAATACCAACGCAAAGAGCTACAATCGTGCAAAATATTCTAATACCGTAAGCAATTGATTTTTGAATCGACTCACTTTTTAAAAAGAAATCTAAAATTAATTTAAGAGCGTTTAGCATTGTTTAGTGCAGAATAAAGATACATTATGACGGAAAATATTTTGAGAACCAACATAGCCAATTTCAATAACAGAATCAGCATTAAAAGCTGAATTTCCAGTAGAACTAATGCTCTCCAAATCAAGACTTGGCACTATTTCTTCTAATCCACTTACTAATACACCATCAATTTTTACCCACATAGTACCAGCAGTTTCGATGGCAGAGGCTTGTTGACTTAATTTAACGATATTACCAGCATATCCCATATTTTTATTAATAACATAAGAAAAAGGCGATGAAGCAATTGTTTCCATATCATTATAAATAAGAAAATTATCATCAGCAGGAAGGGGGTGATTGCCATTTGCTAACCAGGCTGCATATTTTTTAGCTAAAAAACTATCGCCGTCTGCTTCAAAAGAAGAATGAACTCCGTTTTCATCAATAAAAACAACAGTATTAGAAGCCGTCCCGCCAATATTTTTACATAATTTAAATTGACCAGAAAAAGTCGGTACATTTGGTTGAATATTATATTTTTGCAATATATTCATAAAAATTTTTTATTGTTTTAATAAAGTCTGTTATCCCATGACGAATAACCAATCACAGTTGCAGTAAAAATACCGCCACTTGATCTTACTTGGTTAAAGCCAGTAGTTCCTACATTAATTGCAACTGCCGCTAATCCGTTTGAATATCCCGGCTCTGAAACGCATCCCGGCGTTCCTGCCTGATCGAAAAGCGTAACGACTGGTGTTCTATTGCCGTACATTTCCGCCCCAAAACTTTGCGAACCAATAACATTCAGAGGCGAAGAACCAACTGGATCATTAGCAAATGCCTGTCCATTTGGATTCCAATCTCCAGAACCCCAAGATTGACCAAAGAATGGTGCGCAATTTGCAAGTTGTTGAGCGTAACTTAATTTTTCAAATTCTGTTGCGGTATTTCCTATATTTATTTGAAATTTTCCAAAATCTATAGTTTCTCCTAAACCAAGACCAGTAAATGCAAAATAAACTTCTAACCCGTTAGTGACTTGATCTGGAACAGTGCCGAGACTTATTACCTTTTGTTTGAAAGAATTATCGACCGCTACTGAACTGAATAGAAACGGAGTTGAATTTGGAACGGAAATTGTGCCAAAAACATCTTTTGTGTTACAATAGCTTGCCTGACAATCTAGAGATGTAACGGCGGAGCTTCCAGTAAAAATAGAAACAGTTAATTTTTTACCTTTTGCATGAATCATTCTCTCTGAAGGAATCCTTATGCCAAAAATTGAAACCGTTACGCCAGCATCCCCATAAAGTCTAAAATTATATGTAGTATTAACACCCGCAACTCTTTGCCCAGTCATGCTCGCACCCACGGTCGCACCGAACCACATATCAGGGCCCCATTCCATTACACCAGTGCCTGCGGCAGAAAATGTATAAAGATCGTTATTTTTTAATTGACTTACTGAAAAATCGCCGTTAATTCCAAAATTTTTAAAGCCCGTGGCATCACTTGCGGCAGATTCCGCCGCGATTTGCGCACTTGATTCTGTTGCAAGATTACCTGACCCACGGGGCAATTCTAAAACAATATCGGCATCTAAAGTGTCAACATTAATTTCGGCTTCATGACCATTGCCAAATAAAATAACGCCATTTTCACTAATATAAATTCCCTTGCTTTCGTCTGGCGTAGTAAGATATGCTTTTCCGTTACTATCACCAAGGCCTCCTTTTATTTTCACATTGCCGCCATTTCCAGTTGGACTTGTAGCACCGCCGCCGCTAAAAATAACACTGCCACCATTTCCAGCATCGGCTCCGCTTTCTCCAGCGGTAACAATAATTGTTCTGCCATCGCTATTTGCATCTACAGCCGCTTCTGCCTGAAGGCTTAAAGTATTGCCTCCGGCTTTTTCTTCGTAGTTTATTTTAACGCCAGCAATAACTCCGTTATTATTATATTGAAGATTTCCATTAGTACCGCCAACTTCAGGTGACATTCCAGAATCTTCCCATGAATCAGTGTCCGCGCTCCAAAACCAAACCGTTCCTGTAGCGGCAACTGTAGCATACCAACCAGCCTCACCTACTGGATATGCAGCCTCCAATTCGCCTAAAGTTTGATAATAACCTTTGTTATTAGGGTTGCCACCTCCGCCTTGACCAAAAGCCTCTATAAGCTCTATAGCTTGTTGCTTGCTAATTGGGTTTTTAAAAAATTGAATATCTTTGCTCATCTTATGTGATAATTAAAGGAATGTTAGTAACATTTGGATTGTTGTTTTTAATCGAAACTCTCACCGGGTAATCAAAACTTAAATCGGCATTATTGATCGAGTATTTTGGAGGGGTAGCCGTTAAATCTTCAGCGCCCCATAATTCAGCCTCTAGCCCATCAACTCCGGTAAATCCGATATTGGTCTGTTTAATCGAAATAGATGATGTTGAGAAGTTGCTATCAACAGTGTCTAATAATAAAAAATTGTAATTATTGATTGGTAAATCAATAAAACTATTCGCCACTGTCGCGGTTATTGCTGTGCCGTTATTTGGTAAGGTTACCCACTCAGTAGAAGGGGTTACTCCGGCGTCAACTTGACTAGAATATATCAATTGATCCGCGCTCTCTCTTTTGAAGCTTAAAGTTTGATTGAAAAAACTATTTTGAACATTTGCTAAAGTAATATCAACATTGCCATAAAGTTTATGAGCGCCATCTGTGGTAAACCTTACGCTCAACACTCCTAGTTCAAATTTATATTGAACTGATAACAAGGTTAATGCCCCAGTTCTTAAAGTGGTTACTATCATTTTAGATTAAATTAGTGTTAAAATTTTTAATATCTTCGAGAGTGGTTGATTCTTCTTTTACCAACACTTCCAATTCTTTTTCTTTGGCCGCGTGAAGATCTCTTACTTGAGCGTCATTAACAATTATATGGCGAGATAAAGAATCGTAAGCTTTTTTATTTAGAGCTATTCTTTGACCTTTAACTGTTCCCCAAGTAATAGTTGCAGCATCATCTAGCTTTGATAATGAATTAATTCTGCCATTGATCGCAGGTAAATCGGATTCTCTTAGCCAAAAATCGCAGCTAACACCATCAACTGTGATTGAAAATGTTTTGTTGTTTAGCAAGTCATCTCGTTTTGATTTTAATTCTCTAAGCTTCTCTTGCTTCGCCTCTTCTATTTGTAAATTTAAAGGCTTAATGTATTCTTGATATACACCATCAATCACGCACATTTCTTTATCAAGAACTTGATCTAATTCCTCAATTTCAATGTAGGGAAGTCCGCTGATTGTTTTCGCCCTTTGATCAATCACAAAACTTAAAGAATAATCTTTATTTTCTGGAAAATAACCACAAACTAATGAGGTTTGCGGATTATATTGAGTTTTTATTTTCATAATTTTTTAAATTAATTATCGTATCCAAACACCATCCAGCGGTAAGGTTGAGGCGTATTGCCTCCAACTGTCAGAACTATGTTTGATAAAGTTAAACTCGGAATAGCATTATTTGCTTCTGCAACGCCGGTATAAGTTGTAGTGGCAACTGATGCACCGGTAACTCCACCAGTAAAAGCAGATGCGAAAGTTATAGTTGTTCCGGGGTTTCCAGACGATAGATTGCCAGTGACTCCCGACTTAATTGTAAATTTTTTGAAAGCGCCACCATCTTTTATTGGAAAACTAATCGAATTTTGTGAGCCAATAACGATATTTGGATATAAAGAAGCGATGGCTGCTGCCGTTGCTGCTCTTGTAGTATCAGTTCCTGCTGCCAATTCTGCATTGGTTAATAGCTCAACAATGCCTTTTAATATTGTTGAAGCATCCACGATTGGAGAGGTGGGGATATTAGATAAATCACCAAGTAATGTCCAATTAGCTCCTTCTACTAAAGCATTTTCAATATTGTTATCTACAAGAGATTTCCATATTTTGCCAGTTGCATCTTCTCTTACTAAATTATTTGTGTAATAAGTAGTCAAAGAATTATAGACCTGCATACCATTCTCATAAATGTAAGCAAGATGGTAATCAGTGTCATATTTTAAACCCTGCATGTCTTGAAGAGTAGGAAGTTTCAACCCCCCTTCTGTAGCATCATCCCAACCATTTAAAAAAGCTGGAAGAGATTCTATGGTTTCTGGATTGGTCGAAGTGGCAGGCGCTAATGCGGCGGCAGAGCCAAAAACGCCATTATTAGCGGAGTCTTTGCCAAATATCTTCTTAAATTTTCGCGTAAGAGCAGGCATTTATTAAAATATTTTAAAAGCGCCGCCTACGCCAATTGATAAAAAGTAAATTTATGGATAAAAAATATCCTCGTATGTTAAAAAGCTTCCTTGTTTTGTCAACCAATTTGCGTAAGTCGCCAAACCTACCACATTAGCTGGAATATCTTTATTAAAAGTTTCGTAAGTAGAGAAACCAAACCAAATTTTATTTTTTACAATTCCCCCTATTGCTACGCCCAATGGTTTTGGCAAAACTTTTTTTTGCAAAAGAATGGATGAAATATTGAAATATTCTTCCGTAACCAAATAAAATATTCTTAGATTGTTATCAGTTGTGCAAATAACATTATCGCCAAAAAACTCATATAAAATATTGTCAATAGACGAGCAGCTCATGTCAAGAGCGTTAGAAATGGCCTTAAAATTTAGAATTATTCTGTAATCGTCATCATTTAAAATTTGAGTTAATCCATCGCCTAAGTAATATCTATCAACACCGATCCATTTACCTAAAATATCTTGCTGTTTTCCCACGCAAGTCTCAGGATTAAAGGCGTCCAGAACATCGAGCAAGATACCATTTTGCAGAATAATATTTACCATTGTTTTAATTGTTGCGGATGCTTTTGGTTTTCCGTTGTATTGGATAATTAAAAGATCCGCGTAGTACTGAGCAATATTACTTACATTGGCCATTCTAAATCTCCGTAATAGCTATATTAGCGGCGTCTATAATCCACTTAGTTTTTTTATTTGTCGCACCTAAATAACTTACCCATGTCGTATTATCGCTTGAGATCAAAAGAGCTAAGGCAGTTCCTGATCCAGCCCCCGCGGTAGCTGTAATGGCAGCAAGTGCAGTATCAGTTAAAGACCCGGTCTCAGCATATTCGCCAATTGCATAAGTTTTATTAGCAATAATATAATTTTTTATATCACTGAGATTAAATGTTTGGCCAAGCTTAAGAGGCTTTAAATTGAATTTAATGTACAAGGGCGCGGAGCTTGGCCTATCCCATCTCGCAGTATAAATCTGATCCTGAATTGTGGTTATGTCATAAGTCTCATCTCCTTTTGAAGGAATGGATTTGATTGCATTAACATAGATTGTATTTGCTATATCCACATCGCTTCCCCCTTCAATAATCGCCCAAAACCCGTGTGCGGGTATTCCGTCTGCGTCAACTACATTACTATCGTTTTCGTAAACAGAAGCCGAAACAACACCGTTTAAATTTAGTAAATCAGAATATAGGCCATCTAAAGAATTGTAAGATCTGTTTGCAAAAGAAGCGTTTCTTCTTGCGCTAAAAGCACTATCGGTTTCGCCGTCTCTTCCTAAAGAAGAAACGCCTGTTGCGTTATTAATAGAAGTTACCCCAATGACAACGCTAACTGGAACTGTTATTGTATTTGGCGAACTGGCGATAGCGCCAAGAGTTTTAGCTCTAAAAGAGTAAGTGTAAGTTCCTGCCGAGGGTGGATTTTGAGTATCAAGAAGAATCCATTGGTTGCCAATATTATCAGATACTGTATAACCTACACCATCAATATCATTTGCTTGAGCATCTAAACCATCAAGAGTTAAGGCTCTATCCGTGATTATAGTAATATTTTGGTAAGAAAAACTAGCTCCCTTTCTTTTAATACCGTTAATCCAATATAAATTGTCTTGCTGAACGCCGATAGTATTGTCGGGATCAAACATATTATAAACATCAAGCAAAACTTCTAAATAATCCTCTGTTGCTTGCGTTGTTATACCAAAATACTGACCATCCGCACTATTACTGTCAAAATTGGTTTCTGACCCATAAATCAAAGTAAGCCCGGCGGCGGCAGCCTCATCAAGCTCTGCTTTGCTTGCAATACTTAATCCATATTGGTTTATTTCTGTAGCCACAATTAATTAAAAATTAAAAGTTGCCGCCCAACTTAGATTATTGATATAGTTTTATTTCCCCTATCACAGAGGCACTGTAAACCGTCTGAACATCATAAGAAACAATAAAGTTTCTATTTGCCAAGTCAAGAAACAAGGTATTAACATTAACAACATTATTTACTTTTAAAATGAGAGAATTTATTTCTTGCTCCAATCTGGCTGAATTTCCATCAGCAAATCTATTATACCAATCAATTCCAGCAGTTAGGTTAAAAAAGCAATCACCTACCCATTCTTGAAGTTTAGTTTGTATATCTTGGGCGATGGCATCGTTATTAACTTTATAAGCGTTTGCGCCCAAGCCAAATATCCAATCGTTATTTGTATCATTTGCCCGAATAATTGTCATTTTAGCAATTGATTAAAGTTGGTTAAAAGGGTAGTTAAGTTACTAGCTGTTGTGGCGTCGATAGGCAGTTCGCCACTTATCGGATCTACAACCTTTAAATTTTGCAAAATAGAGATTAAATTTGCAATCAAATCTTTCAGAGACTGGTCGTTGTTAGCTATCTCAACCTTAGTATCAACTTTTACCTTAGCTTGTTCTGCGCCACTATCGTTCAAGTAAGTTATACCAACGGTTGTATTGTCGTAGCCAGTAATTGCTTTTGGATTAGATTTTATGCCGATATAGCAAACTCCATCTGTCATATCGTGCATACGATAAGTTTTGGGAGTTCCTATCGCGCCTGTTTTTTTCCAGTTTTCCAAATCTCTGTCATTAAAAAAAACTGAGCATTCTAGCCCTGCTTTTATAGGAAAATTAAGTCCACCATTAGAACCGTAGTTAATAGCAACGGGCACTTCAACCAAAGGGGTTGGAGTAAAAAGTTGTTGGCCTTGAAAAGTATTTTTTCTTAATATATCAACTAATTGCACTACTGCTCTTTGGGTTGACGCATCAAAAGACTGAATTATTCCAACCCTATGGCAATTAAAAGTCGCCCTTAGATATTCTGCAAAAGGATCGAGAACTTGATCTAAATTCTCAGGATCTACTATTTTTGGTAATTGGTTTGCTGGTAGTATTTGTCTTGTCATACGGGCGCAACAATGTTAAAGTTATTAACTAATGAGCCACCGCTCCATAATTTTAAAGTTGTGATTAGCGTCCCTTCTTTAGAGGAGGAAATAACTCCTTTATGATTAACGCCCATGACTTTATAATATCCGTTAAAAAAAGAAGCTGTAGCTGATTCTAAATTAACCAAACTAGCCAATTTAATTGTTGGCTCAAAAATCATGCTTACCGTAACATAACCATCGTTATTTAAAACAGGAGTACCTATCAATCCGCTGGATGCAGAAATGTTTGGAATTTGAAGTCCTAACTTATTTATAACATCGGTAGCAAGAGGTAACTGGGTAGATGGTTTTGGAGTTCCAAGCACCTCATTAACCTGCAAAATATTTATTTTTCCCGCACTAATAAAAACATCAAGACCAAATTGAGTTAGAACATTATAAGATTCGCCAATTAAAGAAACTCCTTCTGAATATGTTTCGTCAATAGTTTCGCTTACCGCGCCTTTTTGCAAATCTCCATATTGAGACATTTCGGTTATAATATCATTTATAACATCAATTTGTTTTGTATTGGCCTCATAAGATTTGTTTATAAAAGTGTTGTAAAGCCCTACCGCACTTGAGATGCAGGTTAAATTAGTTGTCCAGTCCACGCCCTCTCTCACGGAATATCCTTGGGTTAGTATGCCGTCAAATATAGGGTAAATATTTTTGCCGTAGCCAGCTTCTAAAATGACTCTTCTGAAACCTTTTTTTCCGCCCTCAAGAATTGGTATATTCCAAGGGTTTTGAAATAATTTATTTCTATTCGTTTCTTTTAAGCCATAAATCTTAATAGAGGCTCTATTTCCATCTATTGCAATAATATTATTTATATCAATTTCTATGGTAAAAGGAATCTCAATCACCAAAGCATTTTTACCAGCTTGCGGCAATGGTTTATCGTTAGCCACTTCATTTGCTGCTGGCGTTAATCTTAAGTTAGAATTATTTACTAAGCTTTCATTGTAATAAGAAGCTGGCTGAGCCGCATCTTGTATTGTAAGCTTAAAACTTCTATTGAGTTTATTGCCCATAAAAATCAGTTTCTATTTGAGTGGCTTCTGCCGCACTTAAAGAATAAAGTTTTATTCTGCCGCTTTCCAAATCATCTAGGCGGTAAGGATTGACTGATTTTGGTTCTTCGCTCACGCACATTAATCCAAATGGCAACGCGTGTCTATATCTGTGCAAAATATTAGCTCCAATATTTAAGCGGCAGTTATTAACCGCAAAATTATTATAAGCCATAGACCAAAACCAACCTTGTCTATTTGTCGAATAAGTAAGCAGTAATTGAAAAGTATAATTATCTTCGGTAGAAATAGTAATAAGTTGTTTTGAAGACGAATCAAGTCCAGTTATCAATCTCATAAAATACCTCCTTTTCCTAAATTCTTTAAACTATCAATAATGCTGCCAAAAAGTTTTTTATCAGCTTCTTTTCCTTGAGTAGCGCCTTTATCCGCAACTGGCTGATTTTGTTGCTGCGCCCTACTTTCATATTTCGCGGGATCAAATTTTACAGTTGAGGTTTGAGCATATCTAATTTCTTTCAAAATTAGCATTACATCAGATGTTGTTTCGGTGTATTCTGGCTGCGTCATTACAATATTAACAATGGCAAAATTACTTTTAAAGCCGTAAGGGGTGTCAAAACTTATCAAAACTTTTGAATTTCTTAGCGCTAAAAAATAATTGTAGGCTTTAGCCTGCATTGTTTTTGGTGGATTTAGTTTTTTATAGGTTTGGTAAAGATCCAGAGCCGAACCCAAAGCAGCGTCCGCATAATCTTGCGGGCCATTCTTTTGAGAATTAATCGAAGAATGAAGAGTCTTCATTGTTGAAGAAATGAGCGGTAAAAATCCTGCAATGGTAGTTAGTTTCTCGGCTAACTTTCTAATGTTACTCGGCTTATTATCTTTAAATTCGTGGGTCAATTCCCCCACTAATCCGCTAAGAGTAAATAATTCAGGCTCTAACGCAATGTTATCTTGTAGCGCAACATTTTTTTCATTGTAAATGTCAGTAATTTTAGATTTTAATTCACCTTTGTATTCTTTAAAAGCTGAAAATTTAAAACCAGAAATACCAAAACCAGCTAAAGGCGCAACTACATACTGACTAACTAATTGATTTAAGCCATCAACTTTGCCTGCCGTCTCATTTAAATTTTTCGGTATTGTATCTTGTAACGCCATTATCTAGGAGATGTTAGTGTTGGATATTTTGAATTATATATTGACCTATTAACATTGCTATTAATTTCATTTGCAATAAATGGCGCCGTATTTTTATCAACGCTTCCAGCATTAATAGTTACATTTGTTGTAACGGTTGGATTTATTGTCGTTTGTCTAATTGCTGCCGCAATCTCTTCTTGCGAATATTGGTGTTCTGGATTCATTTTTAGCCTGTCATTAACTTCAAAGTTACCAAAATCGGCTACATACTCTTCTTCTTTCTTGTTTTTGTTAGGATAAAGCAATTTTTCATTTTTTTCTGCGAGGTATGACAATCCTTCGTATAAAGCGTATCCTCCCGCACCAGCAACACCAAGCCTTCCTAAACCTTTTTTTCCATATTTTAAAGCGGTTTCCGCTGCCTTGGTAACAAGGTAGCCAGCGCCGATTCCTTTAGCAACTTCCGCAGCTTCTTCAATGTTTTCGGGAGTCAAATTTTCTTCGATTTTATTCGCTATACCTATTATAGCGGGAGCAAACTTTTCTAGCAAAACTCCTTGCAAAACATCAAATGAATTTCCTAATTCTGCAAATTTGATATTTAATTCTTTTGCGGCCTCAACCTGTGCATTAGTTAAAATTTTAGCATTGTCGTAAGAATCTCTAAACTCTTCATCGGAAAAATTCTTTCCAAATGCCGGCGCAAATTCTTTAGGAACTTCTAATTGACCAAGAAGCGAAGTCAGTATTGCTGGGTCGTAATTTGGATTTTTACTAGCCCCCCTGATTTCTTTAAGAGCAGAATCAAAATCTTTAACATTTCTTGGATCAATACCAAGTAATGCAAATTTAGACAATATTTCTGGGTTTGTGAATAACCCTTTGGCAATTTGATCAGAAAGATTTGCAATAAACGCATTGGTTTCTTCTACGCCAACTTGACCACCACTCGCTCTTCTAAAGACATTTGCATATCTTTGAGACTTTTCTGGATCAATTCCGTATTGTTGTAGCGAAGCAGAAAGAGACACCTGCTTTGAGGCTTGTGAGGTTATATAACCAGCTACGCCGCCAGCTAATAAGCCACCAGTAAAAGCTTTGGCAATAAAAGAAAAACCGCTTTCAACTTGATTAAAAAAATCTTTAGTTGCTTTTTCTCTGGCTTTTTCTCTCTTCTTTTGTTCTCTTTCTTCTTTGCTTTCTTTTTTTTCTTTTAAATCTAAAAAACCAAGCTCAGTTTTAGCTATTCTTAATTTAGCCGCGCTTACCGCCGCTTCTTCTCTTAAAACTTGAGATTCTTTAGGGGTTTTAGGGGTTTTGGTTGATGTAGATTGAGTGCTAGAATTTGAAACATTTAGCTTGGAATTAACTTTGGTTTCTTTTAAAGCTTTGTTTAATTCTTGGGTTTGTTTTTTAAGTTCTTCTACTTTTGCGATAGCGTCATCTAGGGACTTTGTATCGGCTTTTATACCTAGACTGAGAAGTAAACTGCCTATGTTCATTGCTTGTTCTGTAACTCCTCTCTAAAATCTATTGTAAATTTATGAAAATCCATCATCTTGAGAACCCAAGATATTTTGCAATTAGCAATTCCTTCTGGATTTCCGCCGCAATAACCTTTACTAGAAAGGATTAAGCAAGTTCTTTCAAATTTGGTTAAGTTATCTTCGTAGTCAACTTGTCTTTCTGGGTCAGAGAAAGTCGCCCCAACTCTTTTGACCCTCAAGAGTGGGCTTAGATAAAACAAAGCACATTGGTTAAAATGCACTGTTTGAAAATAAAGAAATAATCTTTTCTATTTTCAACCGTATCAAACATCGAAGGAACAATTCTTTCTTTGTTTAAAAGAGACCTGTCCAAACATTTAAAAACTTTCTTTCTAACCTCTGGAGAAGCTGATAAAGATAAAAATATTCTGCTGACCATTTCCAACACAACATTAGATCCTAGCAAGTCAGAAAATTCAACTTTAGATAAATCTTTCTTTTTTTCTTCGTCAGCCAATAATCCTATAATTTCTTGTACTACCAAAGATAAGGAAATGCCAGAATCTAAAAGCTCTCGAATAGCAAGAGCGTTTAGTTCGCAAGCATCTTCAAAAGAAGCCTCTTCAATTTGTAGTGTTTTGCCAGAAGGCGTTGTAAATTCTTTCATTAATTAAATGCTAATTCAGATAAGCCAAAATCTACAGTATATTCAGAGATAGCTTGTTCGTTATCTCCGTTATAGTTTGCAGTAAGGTTTATTCTTTTTTTGACAAAACCAAAAGTAAGGGTAGCGGTTAATTTTCTTAAATTTCCTTTGCCATCACCAAAATTGCCAATTACAGAACCATCAAGAGCTTTTGCACTTGTTCTCAAGTTTAAAAGCTCGTTTAATTTTTGGTTCAACCAAGCATCATCAGAGCCAGCTTTAATGACCCTAACGCTCAAAGTAGCTTTTTTGGCAGCAACATTAATTGAAAACACTGCCCCACCTTTTAGAGTGTCCATAGTGCCAGTCTCATCATTAAATGCAACAGAAATTGCATTGTTGTTTGCTAATTCAGCAAAAGTTCTTTGATTAGATCCGTCTGAATTTTGCAAGGTTAATGTTGCGTCTCCGGCTAATGTAAATTGTTGCGACATAATTTATTTTAAGTTAAGGTTATTAAGCTTCCACAAGAACATCAATAGACGCTCTGTAAATGAATCCAGCTTCTTTGTAAGCAGCTTGTTGTAAAGGAGCGGTTCTGGCCTCTCTTTCGGATTGAAGTTGATTTGCGATAGAATCTGTGTAAATGTAATAACCGACAGAAAAAATTGAATCTCTAAAATCTTGAGCATTTCCAAAAGTTATAGGACTGTTCCAATTTAAACCAGTTCCAATATAACCAGCTCTTACAAATTTAGCAAAAACTGAATTGGTAGCAGAAACTAATTTATCCAAACCTTGAGGAGTTTGCTGAATAGCTCCTGAACGCAAAGCATTAAAATCGCCAGTAGTTAAAGAGTAAACTAATGCTTGACGACCATAAACTTGATCTTGGTATTGCCCAGAATCACCGTAGCGATTGTTTACTATGCAATTCAATCCGCCTACATTGGCATAGATATTAGCGCCTTTAATAGCGGCTTTATCAAAAATAGCTTGCGTCATTCCAGCGTCAGCAAGAATGCCGTTAAGAGTTCTTAATTGAGTGTTAGCATTCAAGAAGGTGTTATTGCCGCTAAAATTTACCGAGCATAAAGTAGCTGGATCAGCAGCCATAAATTTTTGAGCCTCGGCAACTACTGTATAAAATAAAGCAATCGTTCTTTGATTAGCTGATTTGATAGTTGAAATAACTCCGTCTAAATCATTGCTATCAGACCAAACATTAAACCAAATTTTGTCGGAAGCTTCAACTGAAGTAGCGGTAGTAATAGCAACCGCATCTTCTACAAGTTTATTGGTGATAAATGGAGTAAATTGAACGGCAGCAGAAAGTCTTGTATATGCAGCAACGATAGTTTCTCCGCTTGAGTTTGCGCCACCAGTAGCAGAACCGCCAGAAACATTCAATAGTCCAGATGTTGTTAAATCAGTTCCAGTTCCACCACTCACAGCAGCCAAGGCAACTGTTGAAGTAGAGCCAACTTTTTTAGAAGTAAAGGTAATAACTCCACTAGCTTCGGTGATTGTTAGGTTTGGCAACCTTCTTTGAAGTATTACCGCCACATCAGCAATCGTAGTGCAGCTAGTGAAATCAATCAAAGTTAAATTGATTGGCGTTCCTCCGTTAATAGTAACTTTCAAATCACCGTCGCTAACAGCTTTCAAAGCATTTAAGTTTGCGTCTAAGTCAGCAGAGACAAACTTACCTCTGGTAGCCGATACGGTAGCAGGGCTTGCAATAAAAGGAGCTACAATTAACTTACCATTGCCAGTAAGGATGTTAGGGCTTTGAGAAAAAATTGAAAGAGCAAGAGCGTAAGTTTCAGAGTTTGTGCCATAATCTAAACCAACTTGTCTTGCGTTCAAATAAGTTCTATACTCATCAATATTTGATGGAATTTCGGTTGTGATTAACAATAGGTTATTTGGATTAATTTCACCTAGAAGACTAGGAGTTTGCCTAATTGTTGTATTTACAAAATTTTGTATCGAAATAACTTCGGTCATAAATTACGGATTTGGAGTTAGTTGAAAAGGAAAGTTAGTATAATAATCCAAGACTCTTGTTGAGGATCTGGTAACCATTAAAGCTATGTCTATCATAAATCTATTTAACATATTCCCACCGACTTGGCGAGAAACATTGTTAAAGGTAACTGGCAAAGGGAATACCCTAAAACCATATTTCGCTTGTTGATTTTGAGAATATCCTCCTTTTAAAGCTTGAATAATCTCTTCTTTTCGCGAAATTGCGCTTCTGTCGTAAGAAGCTATTTCAATTGAATAAATTTCTTTACTCATATTTGAAACCGTTTCATACCCAGTATTGCCCGCACCTACCTCAAAACTTGAAGACGAAGAAAGCGGAATTGAAGTTAAATAATGGATAACCACATAAAGCGACTCATTATTAGCAATATTTACCTGTTGGTTGTATTGCCAAATTTGATTATTCTGTAAAGACATGTAAGTCCTCACAATGTCCACCAAAATTGCCGCTGGATCTTTATCCATTGTTTATATAATCAATTAAATGATACTCTAAATAACCATTTCTACTATAGTCATTTTGGAGCATTACCTTGTAATCTTTTCCTTTAAAGCGGATTCGCTCACTTGGGGTTACCACATCATGTAGTTTGAACCTCGTATGAACCATCCACCATTCAAATTTTCTTTGACCACTTGAGCTAACTTGTAACTCGGTTGGCTTTAAGGGTTGAATAGTCCCCATAAAGCTAAATGGAATTTCAGTAGTTACTTGCAAGCCGTTACTATCTATTGTAGAAGCAAGCTTTAGCAAAACTATTTTCTCTTCCCAGCCATTTAAGGCATCTTGCATTTGTGGCATCATAATTTAACCACCTTTGCTTTAACTGCGTTTTTCAACTGACCAGTTTCTATTAATATTGTATCGTTACCTTTTTTGGCAACGGTTCTGTCACTTAACGGTTTCCATTCTCCATATCCACCGCTGGCAAAAGCTCCCTCCACTATATGTTCGGCTTCTTTAGCCAAAACTTTATAAGCATTAGGAAGGCTTAAGTCTTGCTCTAGCGAAGCGCTAACAGCGTCCGCTAATTGCTGACCTCTTTCATAAATTGGTTTTCTCAACCAAGAGCGCATTGGTAAATGCTCTTGCGGACTTCCAAATTCATGTTTAAACCCTATTTCGGCATTAGGGACTCCATCCGCTCTTATGCTATCTTCAAAAATACCCACCTGAACTTCTTTTTTTACCTGAAGTTGCTTGGCTAGGTTTTTTAAATTAGTCAGATCGAATTTTAATTCCGCTCCTTCCATTAAATGTAATTAATAGGGTTAAGAGAGTGCCTTGGAGTAGAAAATGGAATAACATTCCCTATTCTGTAAGGTCTTGTAAGCGTAAGATATTTCATTCCGTAATAAGTGGTTGTGTAGAAAGAATACCCTTCTTTTTTAGCCCACTCTGGCACGACATAACCAACGCTAACATTGCCTACCGCTTTAGAACTCAAAAGACCGTTACCAGTACTTTGAAGTCCATTAGCGTTTAAATCTCCGACTAAGTAATGAGCTGAAAGATATAGATAAGCTTGCTTAAGAGCTGCCAAAGTATTAATTTTTGTTAATACTGTGGCGTCCGATTCCGCGTAAGCTTTTTCTATATCCTCATCCCAAACATAATCCGTTTTGACTAAGTAGGGGTTGACATCCCAATTTGTAGTATTTGTTGGAACGACCCCTACAGTCGAATTTATTTTACAAGTATAAAACTTTTGAGTAACGGCATAAAAAGTTGTGTCACCTATATTATAGGTTTTTGACACCGACCAAGTTGGCAAATAATCGAAATCGCGGTAAAACAAGTCTTTAAAATCTTGAACTGTGATACCGTCAATTGCAGGCATTATTTACCTTCGATTAATTTAGCCAATTCTTCGGTTTTAATATTTTTAGCAAAGCTGATTCCGAGTTCTTTAGCTTTAGCTTTTAAACCCTCTCTATCCAAATCTTCTGATTCAGATGATGAAGCGTCAGCATCTGCATCTTTAAGAGCTTCAAGTTTAGCTTTAAGATCTAATACCTCGGCCCTAAGAGCTCTATTCTCCTCTTCTAATGTTCTAGCTCTTTCGCCGCCATCAGATGAAATTTCGTCATATTTTTTAACATGACCGTAATTCAAAAGAATTTTAGCTTCTTCCTCAGAAACATTTAGAGTTGTTTTTGGATTCCAATTGATAGCTTTACCCAAAGCCATTACTGACATTTGGGAAGCTCCGTCATTGAATAAAGTAATTTCTTTCATTTTTCCGCCTATTATGAGTTAGTATTATCGAAGTAAATTGCATCAGCAGGACGCTTGAAAAAAGTTTTGCCTACTTGAGCATAGCCTAATTGTAAATAATCAAAGTTGTTCAATGTGCCAGTTCCAAGCATTGTGAATGGGATTGGAAGATCGAATACCAAGCTCTCAGTTTTGTTTTTATAAAGCATGTATCTGTCGTAAGATAGAGGAGCAGAACCATTTGCTTTTTTATACGGAGCTTGAGCGGCCCAAGATTTTTGAGCGTAGAAGTTAGTGATGATTTTAAAATTAGGATTATTAGTCATAATTTTAAAAGTGTCTAACAAGAACGCCAATTTAGTTGATCCAGCAAGAGGAAAGTCAGGATTAATCAATGCACCCATTCCAGTATAATCAGATTGAGGAATGAAGAAAGTATCTGGAAATTCACCTAAAACTTGGTTAGCTTGATAAACAGTGATAATTTGTCTTACAAAAGCGTTAATCTCGGTTGAAGTCATTTGAGAGATTTGCTTAGTAATCAAACTTGTATTGGTGGTAACTTCAGTTGAAGTTAAAAGACCAGTATTGTCTTTTTTAGAAAAACCATAAAATAAGATTTTTCTCATAAACAATTCATAGTCAGTATTCAGAGCTTCTAGTTTTGATTTAACATAATCATAACCAGATTGACCTAAGTAGGCTAACTGAGATTGTTGTAAGAAGTTATAAGAAATTTGTTTAGCCCAAAATTCGCGATCAATAGGAGTGCTATCAACAGAAGTTTCAACTTCGTTATATTGCCCTTTATTGACAGGAGAAATCAAACCTGACTCTGGATTTTGAATGCCATAAAATTCTTTAATAAATACTCTTGTTGGAGCAAAAGGATTTGCACCCATGTCCATAGGAACATATTTATTAAGCTCTTCTACTAAATAGAATTTTTGTTTAATAGTTCCTGCTGCTAATTGAGATAGAGCGGTGATATTAAAGTTAGCGCCGAATTGAGCTGCTGTATCGTTGTTAAATACTTCTTTAAAAGATTTAATTTTTCCTTCAGCAGAATTTTCAAAAAGAGTTCTGATGCCTGCGCCAATCGGAGATTTTACATCTGAAGGAAGGATTGAATTATTAAATTCGCCACCGGCAAATTGTTCCATACCAAAAGCAAAAGCACCTTTTTGAGAAGCTAAAGCTAGAGTATTCGATAATTCTTGTTGATTTAAACTAGAAACGGTCATGTTTTTATTATTTTTAAGATTAATTAAAAGACTACCGCCCTAGTCTAAGAAAATTACGCTGGAACAGAAACTTTAATTCTCACTGGAATCAAAGTGCCAGTTGCGCCACCAGCTTCAGCAATACCAATGATGGTATTAGTGCCAAGAGATGGAATAACTAGATCGCCTGTTGCTACAATTTCTAATTGGTCGCCAGCAGTAACTGCTGTTGCACCAACTTCCATTACCATAACAGAACCATCAACCAGAACTGTAACCTGTTTTCCAGCCATAACTGCGTAAGCGCCACCGTTATATGTTGGATCGAATTTTACAAAACCATTGATTAAATCATCAGCAGCAGCTTTGTCAAAAAGAGATTGACCACCAGCATTGCCATAAATTTTAACCGCAGTTCCGCCAACGATAGTTGATGTAGAAGATGGGCTAATTGCACCTTCTTGAGTATTTAAAGTATATCCAGAAGCTGGCTGACCTTTAATTGCAAGAGGTGTCGCTTGATTTAGAGAGTAAGATACTACCATGTTTATTATTTTTTTGAGTTAAAAAATTCGTTATATCCAAATTCAGGAACACCGATTTTGAATGATTTTGCGCTAGTTGAGTTATTAAACGACTTAGCTTCAATATCCTCTAAAGAAACCTCGTCTTTAGAAGCCTCTTCTTTGGAATTTTCTTTTAATTTTTCATTAGATTTTTTTGAGTTTTTCCAGCAGTTTTTAAGGTCTTCCATAGATACTTTTTCGCCATCAACCTCTACTGAATTTTCCATTTCTTCCTCGTCAGAGTTTTCTTTCTTTTCCTTCTCTTTCTCTTCTTCATTATCCTCTTCTTTTTCACCAACCCAGCCTCTTGGTTTTTCTTCTGAGTTGTTTTTTTTCTTTTTAGAATTATCTTTCTTTTCTTCTTTGATTTCTTCTTCTTCGTGCTTTTTTAGCTTTTCCAAATCTTTTTTAGCTTCTTCGTCAGACATATTGTCTTTTTTCTTTTTAGCATTATCAAAGATGCCGGCAATTAATTCTTTGCCTTTTTCTGCGGCAGATGAAAAGAAGCTAACAAAAACTCCTTTTTCAATTTCAATTTTAGATTCAATATCCATATTGGTTTCTTTTTGATTTTCGTAAATTACCGCTTCTTCATAACGAGGAGCAGTAACTAAAGCCACATGACGCGGCTCTATAGATTTAATCTCAACATCATAAGGCATGTTGATATATTCTAATTTTTCACCATTCTTAGGCTCGATTACTTCTTCGGCTAAATAAGAAGTTGAAATAAATCCAGTTCTTTTTACCGCCTCTTCACATTCTTGCTCTTTTCCATTTCTGGGAACGAAGCTACAATAGTATTTACCATCGGGCTTAATGAATGTGCCGTCTTTTAAAGTAAAGCCTTCTCCATTGCAAAAAACTTCATCTACTACACCTAGAATACTAGGGTCTGTATCACCCGTAGGCTGATTATGCCCTTCAACAATTGGTGAGCCGATAAAAGCTTTTGCAATGTCGTCAATATGTTTATTAATTAAAACTTTTGACCAATTCTTGTCATTGTATTTAGCAATTCCCGCATAAAGGAGGGGAGCAATGTATTTTTTTTGTCCTTCAACGCTGTTTGAAAAAATTTTATTTATTTCTTGCACTTTGATTGAAAGATTTTTAGATTGCTTAATTGTTAATTATGTTTTAAGTTCTAACTTGTTATCCAAGCTACTAAATCGGGCGGCGACTTAGTAGCCGAGATAAAAAGCTAATTAACTTAAAAACAATTTGACGCCTACAGCCCGTAGGCTTCGTAAAGCAAAATTATGTTTTTTTTAATTAAAGTCAAATAATTATTTTATGGAATTAAGATTAGCTGAATATAAAATACACAAATGTCCAAGTTGTAAAAAAGAGGGCGTTTATTGTTGCGCTGATTATGAAATGAGATATAAAGATAGAAAATTTAAATTTGTAAGATTTTTGGAGCTTGGGAAGGATTTTGTTTTTGGCGGAGAATTTATTTTATTAACCGAAAAAATGACTTTGTTGGGAGTTTGGGGTTTTGGCGAACCATTTAGTTTCAAAAAAGACGAAAAAGACCCCCTAAACCGCTTTGATGGCTTGTTCGATGGTATTACATACGGACAGGGAAGATTTATATTGATAATTAATGATGATCCAACGATAATGGATAAAATTATTAATTCTTAATTTAATTTTGATGAGAAAGCATAAAATTCATTCAATATCAGTAGATATTGAGGGAGAAATTTTTAATAATTTAACGGCATTAAAATATCTTTTTTCCAAAAGCGACAAACAATATTGGTTGTTTAAATGTGAATGTGGAAAAGAAAAAACTGCTAGGAAGGATAGAGTTACAAGTGGAATAGTAAAATCTTGCGGATGCCAAAGCAAAAATACAAAATTTCAAGTAACTCACGGTATTCCTAATCAAGATAGAACTTACCGCAGTTGGCGCAGAATGAAAACAAGATGCTTAAATAAAAATCATCAAGATTATAAAAATTATGGTGGGCGCGGCATTGTAATTTGCGAGCGCTGGCTTAATTCTTTTGAAAACTTTTTGGTGGATATGGGCAAAAGGCCATTAAAAATGACACTAGATAGAATTGATGTAAATGGCAACTATGAACCATCTAATTGTAGATGGGCGACCAATGAGCAGCAATGTAATAATACTCGAACGAATGTCTTTATCTCTTGGAATGGAAAAACTCAAACAATTATGCAGTGGGCTAAAGAGCTTGGGATAGCTTATTGGGAAATAAGATATTTTAATAAAAAAGGTTTAAATCTAGGCGAGATAATAGGTAAATCGAAAACCCTGAACTTTGGGAGAAAGTAAAATGAATAATGCAGAATTTGAAAAAATCAAAAAAGAAATAGGAACCAAAATTGCAACCGACTTAGGATTTCAAATAGGAAAATATAAACCAAGGGTTTCCAAAAGTTACTTAATTTATAAATTAAAAATGGAAAAAATAATGGATTTTTTACTTAAGTCTAAAGGTTAATTATTCTTCCCCACCCAACTTATTGCGTTGTTTAGAATCATCACCGTAAGCATCACCCGTTGCTTTAGAATGAATTGGCTCTGGTTGAGGAGGTGTTTTCTCAGGCACATCTTTCAGGTCAATTTCGTTAGGAAAAAGCTTAAGGATGTTAGCTTGAGTGATTACTTGTTTAGGAGTTAGCCATTGTCTATCACCAAAGCGAATCAGCAAGTCAGCTTGTTGTGATTTAAGTTTAGCCTCTTCCATCGGGCTTAAAACCCTTAATGGCGGGAATTTGATTCTTAGCGGGGAAGTAGGCGTTTTGCCAAATACTACGCGACAGCCAATTAAGGTAAGTTCTTTTAGGTTATATCTGCATTCAGGCGTTCTGATTGTTGATTCAACCATTGAATTATAATTCTCAATATCGTCAGCTTCGCCCCAAACCTTAGAGCCAGTTCCAAATAATTTTGAAATTGGAAACATCAAAGAGCAGGCAAGTTCGATTCTTATTTGTTCTTTTAAATCTGGAATGCCAGTAAAAGAAATTTGTTTTTGGATATAATCATCTTCTGCGTCAATAGCCAAGCCATTATTTATACCTTTTAGCAATCCTGCGATTGTCGCTTTTGTTTGCACAGCCGTTGCGCCTGCGTCAGTTTCAAAAGCCTCATTTAAACCAGCAAATTTAAAAATATCAATTTTCGCTTGGTCAATGTAATTGGCAGTCATGTCATTTAGCTTATAATAATTAGCTAATGGTTTAATGACTTTTTCAATGACTGACATGCCCCAGCCTCTAAGTAGAGGTCGTAATTGTGGAGGTGGAGTTTTGCCGTCAACTTTTAAAGCACGGCTTTTGTGAACTTTTTTACCCTGCCAGTAAAAATAATTATCTCCCTTGCTAGAGAATAAATTTGTTGGTTTGGAATCGGTTTTAAAACCTTCGACAATATTTGTATTGCCATCCCACGATTCATAAGAAGTATTGATTGCGGTAATTTCCCACAAAGAAACATCCTTAAATTCAATGTTTTGACCTTTTTTGATTTCATCTAATTTTAAAGGGGTGTCCAAAGGTTTTCCATCGCTTATAATTAAAGCTCCGCCACCAAAAAGTCTCGCCCATTTAGTTGCGTTGATATATCCTTTAAGCAAGCCAGAATCTTCAATCCAGTCATGCAATTTCATTAATTCTTTTGGCGTAAATTCTTCATCGGCAGTATCAACCATGTAGCCATTGCGGAAAGAATCATCTACGGGCAAGTCAATAAATGTCTGAACTATGCCTTCATTTTTGTAAAGATAATTAAGAACCCAAAAGTTATTTGAGAAAATGTAGGGTTGAGAAGCGGCTTGAATTACGGTGATTGCGTCCGTATTGTAATTTGTATTTACAGGAAGTGGAACGAAAAAGTTATTTGGAACGCTCAACTCCGACAAAGTGGAGTTATTGACTACTTTTTTTAATTTTTTTCTTGTCATGAGTTTAGGGCTTTTTTAGCTATTATACTTCTCGCAATATCTGCCATAGTGCTTTTCCTTTTTAGAAATAAAGGAGCTACAGCATATCTTAGCGCATCAATACAATGGTCAAATCCCGCCTCTAACTCTTCCTTGATTTTTAAGTCTTCTCCATTCGCGTCCAATTCCGTTTTCCATTTATAATTTCTCAATTCTTCAATGGTATTTACGCAACGCGGATGCACTATTATTTCAAATCCTTTTAAAAAGTCAATACCCGCTTTTACATAATTTCGATCTTTTAACTTATCTTCAGGATCATCGGTTTTTGTGGTCTTTTTTACAGAATAAATATTTCTAAAATTATATTTGCGATAAAGTTCTCTAATAAGGTCGGGTCTTGAACTATCACCATAAATAGAAAATCTAGGATTTTTAATATCTGGCAAGTTATTTTCTAGCAAACGAGAAAACTCATCCATTAAAATATGATTTTGACTGACTTCATGAGAAATATAAAGTCGATTTTCTATAATATAACATCTAACCGCGGCATTTGGATCATTCCAGCCAAAATCCACACCAAAGAACCGTCTTTTTTGGTAAACTAAATCAAGTGGAGCATCATCAAAAGCCTCGATTTTCCAATTTTTAAACACTAAAGCATCGCTTTGAGCTTTTGGCTCACCTAACCAGACATGTTTGTATTTTTCGTAATCATGTTGTTTGCAATATTCCATTTCTGCTTGGTTTAGCTCTTTCTAAAGCTACCGAATCTTGTTTGGTTGGTTATGCAATAATTGATGATTATTTCCCAAGTGATGCTGAGGTGTTTAAATTTCATTGGGATAAAGACATAAAAGCAGATTACATTCTTTACATACGCCTTGAGAGCCAAAGCAAAGTTGCTATTCATCCTCCTTTTGAAATAAGACAAATTGAAGAAAGGGGTGGATATTATAAAAAGGCTCTAATCTATTTTTATGTAGATAAGCGCAGAGCTGTTAAATGCTATGATTTAATAAAGTAATATGAGTACTTTCCAAGAAAAAAGACAGGAGTTAGCTAAGAAAACCGCTGAGGTAATTATTCGTGCGGAGAAAGAGAAGGATGTGCGCGATATTTTGCTTGAACATGCAAACCTTACTAGCTCATCAGGGAAAACAAATCTTGAAGATGTTTTGGATAGCTTTACTGAATTGGCGACAAAAGCAGATAGTGAGCAGGTAAGATCTCAAACTTCAATTCAATATTTAAAATTTCTGGGCAAGGCTGACGATTCTGATAAGGGGTCTGGAAGCAAGCCTTTAAATCTTCAAATTAATATTAACCCCGTGAAAGCGGAAACAACCATAGATTAAATGCTTACAGTCGAACTACTTACGCCAATTGGGATTATCCCACTATCTTTTGAGCAAGAGCTTAAAGATGAAAAAGGCAATACCAAAAAATTTGTCGTTCCCGTCCTTTTTAAAGGTGAGAAAGAAATTGCTGAATATCTTGAAAAAAATCTAAAAGATCGTAAAATTTACGGATATCATATTAAATCATTTATTCCTTTCGGCGATGGCAAGAAATTACAATAAATCAACTATAGCCCAACATTTATCAGATTATGATTTAACCATGCAAGAATTTGCTGTTTGGTGCGACATGTCTGAAAGTGGATTAAGTCGTACACTTAAAAAAGAGTGTGAACAGGGTTTTTCCAATATTTGGCAATGGGCTGTAAAGGGTTTTTTATTTGAAAATGGAAAAGGTGGATTTGAGCTAAATCACGATATTTTCAATGATTAACGTAAATATTCCTGAAAAGCTTTTATTTTTTTATAACCAGAAAGCACGCTATAAAGTAGCGTTAGGCGGACGTGGAAGTGGAAAATCATGGGCCGCAGCTATGTCTTTAGTTTTATTAGCTTTTCAGGATAAGCACAGAATTCTCTGCACAAGGGCTTATCAAAATTCAATTCTTGAATCAGTCCATTCTCTTTTGGTAGGGGCAATTGCTCGCCTCGGATTGCAAGATTGTTTTGAAGTAACTAAAACAGGCATAAGAACGAAACATCGGGGAAGATCTGATTTAGAAAGTGAATTTATTTTTAAAGGTCTTCAAAATAACATTGATGAAATTAAATCAATGGAAGGCATTACTATTTGCTGGGTGGAGGAAGCTCATGCTATTGATGCTTTTGGTTGGGATACTTTAATTCCTACAATCCGCTATAATGGTTCTGAAATTTGGGTCACTTTTAATCCAAGAGACATAGGAGACGCGACTTACCGCTATTTTGTAGCTGAACCGAGACCCGATTCTATTGTTGCTAAGGTAAATTATTACGATAATCCATTTTTTAGGGAAACTGCTTTAGTAGCAGAAATGGAATATTGCAAACAACACGATTACGAAAAGTACAAACACGTTTGGTTAGGCGAGCCAAAAGCTCAAAGTGATGCCGTTGTATTCAAAAACTGGAAAATTGAAGCGTTTGATGATGCACCTATTGACCTAATATATCAGAAAAGACGCTTCTTTGGTGCAGATTTTGGTTGGAATGATCCAAACGCAGCCCTTCGCATGTATATTATCGAAAATAGACTTTATATTTCGCATGAAGCTTATAAAAATCATATTCTTCTTGATGAGTTTGCAAGATTAATGGAAGATAGTTTGCCGGATGTAAAAAATCCACGTTTTCCATTGTTTGCCGATAGTTCTAGACCAGATTTAATCAATGAATTATATCGAAAACATGGATTTAAAAACATAGCTTCGGTTAAAAAAACCACCAAAACAGATGATCCATTGGATAAAATGAAGGATCGCAATTATGTTAAAGCGGGTATTGACTTCCTAAAATCATTTGAAATAATTGTCCATCCACGTTGCACAAATACGATTGAAGAATTAAGAAATTACAAATGGAAATCGGAATTAGACGCAAGCGGTGAAAATTTAATCATCTTGGATGAATTGGAGGCGGGATTCGACCATTGTATTGATTGCGCTCGTTATGGGCTATCTCCTTTATTTTTAAAGAGGAAAAGCACTATGGCGGATATTGCGAGAAGTATAATAGCTAAAAAAGCCTTAAATTCATGACAAGAAAAAAATTAAAGAAGATAATCAACAATTCCACTTTAGGGGATCTGAGCGTACCAAGTAATTTTTACGTTCCTCTTCCGGTAAATACGAATTACAATACAGATGCAATTACTGTAATTCAAGCTGCCTCTCAGCCTTATATTTTTTCAAATAATTTCTGGGTTCTTAACTATCTTTACAAAAACGAAGGAATAGTTCAAACCTTTATTGATCTTCCTGTAGATGATTCTTTTCGCAATGGCTACATGGTGGACACTGCTGATGAAGAATTCACGCCAAAAGAATTAATGAAACTACATGACTGGATTGAAGATTCCGGTTTACTCAAAGGCTACATTAACGCTACTAAGTGGGCTAGGCTCTTTGGTGGCGGTGCTTTAATTATAAGTGATGGCAAACCTTTGGACACCCCATTAAAATTAGATGAAATCAAGCAAGGGCAGAATATTGAATTTAAAGATGTTTCTCTGTGGGAAATTACTGCAATCAATACCACTTATGAATCTTGGGACGGCAATACTAACATTGTCAGCAGTTTTAATACCGACGCAAAGCCAACTAATTCATTTGCTAGCAAAGAAGCCAATTTCTTTTATTGGCAAGGTAAAAAGGTTCATAAAAGCCGCGCATTAAAAGTTGACGGTAAAACTCCACCTCCTCAATTACGCCCTCTTCTCAGAGGCTGGGGCATGTCAGTTATTGAGAAAGTCATTAAACCTTTAGCTAATTACTACAAGCTAAATGATATGACTGCCAATTACATTGACCAAGCTAAAATTGATATTTTCAAGTTTGCTGGATTAAACGAAGCCTTTGAAACTGATGCTGGCGCAACTGCCGTGCAAACCAAAGCAACTATTGCCGGTCTTCTAAAAGGCATTAACAACGGTTTGGCAATTGATGCAGAAGATGATTATATCCAAAAACAAATTTCCTTTACTGGCATTCCTGACCTTAAAGAACAAATAAGAATTGAACTTGCTTGCTCTTTGATGTTTCCAATCTCTAAATTGTTTGGAACTGGCTCTAAAGTTTGGGGAGAAGCTGATGATATTGAGAATTATAATTCAATGGTCGAATCAACAATCAGAACTCCTGAATGTAGATTTAACCTAAAAGAACTTACTTTAATTGGTTGCCGTGTTGTATTTGGGAAAACTCCAAACTCACCATTAAGAATTAAATTTCCGCCATTGAGGGTTTTAAGCCCAATGGAAGAAGCTAAACTTAAATCGCAACAAGCTGACTTGTTAATTCGTTTCGGTGATCGTCAATGGTTGACTCCTAAACAAGTTATAACTCAAGCTAATATTCTTAAATTATTTCCTAATGAAATTGATTTAGCTGAAGTGCCAGATAAAACACCTCCACAACCAGAGCCAATTAACTCAAAAGCAACTGGCGATGCTTATGGCGATGACTCTAAGCAAAGGAATAAATTGGGTGGGGAAACTTAGCCTCGTAAATAAGCAACTGCATAAGCCTCCATTAACTCTTCTTTGGTTTTTGCTATTTCCTTATCAGTAACTTCAAAAAATTTCATAGCCAAAAAACATTCAGAATAAACAAGTATTTTATATTTTTCTTGACCAATATCGGAATGGGTAATTTTACCTTTTACAGGCACTAATCCACTCAGCGCATACCAAACAATCTCTCCTAATTGAAATTCTTTTTTACGAAGTTTTTTTTGAGTTAATTTCTCTAATTTGTCGCTAGCAATTTTCTTCATTTTACTTTCTCCCAAAGTTCAGGGTTTTCTATAATTTTATTGCCTTTACGACAATTGCAAATTTTGCATAAAGGCTGAATATTTATAATGTAATCTGATCCGCCTTTTGACATCGGGATAATATGATCTTTAGTTAAAGGCTTTGATTCATTACATTTCGCACATTTATGATTATATTTCTGCTTTAAATTCTCCCATTCTTCTAGCGAATGAGATCCCTCAATATTTTTTCTTAAAATATAACGCTTTTTTCTTGCATTTCGAGTATAAACACTTTCTCCATCTTCTGGCTTTCTAATGCCTTTGTAAGAAGGTTGCTTATGAAATGGTAATCTCTCCGCTCGAAACTTTGAATGGCAATCTTGCGAACAAAAATGCTTTTCTTTTCGCAAAAGATGAGACGGCTTTGTTTTATAAATTAATCCACAATAATCGCATTCAATACTAGTTAAATTCGATTTATTTTCCCCAAAACATTTCGAGGAGCAAAATATTTTTAATTTCCATTGCTTATCGCTGTGTCTCTCATGCCTAGCAAAAGCAATATTACAAACTAAGCAAATTTTAGGTTTAAAAATTCTTTTTAATCTCATCCTATTTTTTCGTAAAACTCAGGGTTTTCGTGAAGGTTTCCTGCGGGTTTATATGTGTCCTCAACTGCACAATCTAACGCAAGATTAGCGTGCTTAAATGAGTCATATTTTTCGCGAGTGTAAGTTACCCATTCCGATCTTGGTGATACGACTAGCTCTGGCTTTACAATCACGGACTTTCGCTCTAAAATATCATCCTCATCATCCACAATCAAAACAAATCTTCCATCCCCATAAGTCCTACCATCAAATAAACCATCGAAGCGCTTTAGGGGGTCTTTTTCGTCTTTGTTAAATTGAAAAAAAGAATAATGATAATTAGAACTTGAATAAGGATTGTTGATTTTGTTAAGCTCTTTAAGATTAATAATATAATCTTTGCTAATCATAAAATCTTCAAATTCCAGAAACCTCTCAAATTTACCGTTTTTGTATTCTGCTAGTCTTAAGCTCATAAATTATTTTATTTGATTATTGTGTTAAATTCTCCGTTTAACTTTAACAATTATATTTGTAGTGGTATTCTATCATTGCGTTCAGCATGTCCCCAGTAATTGAAGAATTACGTTCTTTCTGCCATTTGGCAGAACTAATCAATTCTCCCATAATTCTTATACCTAAGTTTTTAATGATGACAGGCACTTCAGGTTCTTCTTTATTTTCCCAACGTTGAGAAATGGTGCCATTAATTCTCAACTCGCAGACCCGTTGGCGATACAAAATTCTATCAGGAGGTCCGTAACGACCTACTTTACATGTACCTTCTTGGCCTATCAATTCAAATAATTTTGAATAATGAGACAATTCTTTTTCTCTGCAAAATTCAATTTGTCCCCATTTATTTACAATTGGCAATTGCGATATATCTCCCACAAAAAAACGAGTTATGTTTTCAGGATGATCATCCAATAAATATTTTGGTAGGCTTATCAAAGTAGCTTTTTCTCCTCCGTATAAACTACCCCAACTTGATTGGGTCAATTGAATCAAAGCAAAAGCCTCTTTAGGTTTTTTTAAATCATTTCTTCTATTAGCTCTTTTTAAAGCAATTCTGTTTTTCTGCCTATTTACTTCCCAAAAATATTTCATTTTACACTATCTTATTTTATTTGACTATTGTGTTAAAAATTTCTAATTTCCCTCGTAAACCTTACAAACTGTAGGATTCACATTGTTTTAATATCAATTAGCTTATTATCTCGGCTATTAGATCACCGCCCGATCTAGTAGCTTGGATAACAAGTTAAGCGTTAAAACTTAATTAGCAATTAGGCAATTTAAAAACCTCTCAACAAAAGTGCAAGAAATAAATAAAATATTTTCAAACAGCGTTGAAGGGCAGAAAAGTTACATTGCTCCCTTACTTTATGCGGGCATTGCTAGTTACAATGATAAGAACTGGTCAAAAGTTCTAATCAACAAACACATAGACGATATTGCTAAAGCTTTTGTTGGCAGTCCGGTAGTTGAAGGACACAACCAACCAATAAATGATACCGATCCTAGTATTCTAGGAATCGTTGATAGGGTTTTTTGCAATGGTGAAGGATTCACTCTAAAAGACGGAACCTTTATCAAGCCAGACGGAAAGTATTACTGCGAGTTCAATCCTAGCAATGGGAAAGATCAGGAGTGCGAAGAAGCTGTAAAAAGAACAGGATTTATTTCAACCTCTTATTTGGCGGATGAAGTAATTGAGTCTGAAAATGGAGAAAAACTAGAATACATCAATGTCCCATATGACGTTGAAATAAAATCAATCAAGCCTCGTCATGTGGCTTTGGTAAAAGCTCCTCGATATGAGGATGCAATTATTTATGAAAACGAAAAAGAAAATATTATGTCAGAACACGAATCAAAAATCGAAATAGAAAAAGGTGTTTTTGTAAGTTTTGTTTCCTCCGCTGCTGAAAAAGGCAAAGAACTATTAGCTGGCATTTTTGACAATTCCAAAAAGAAAAAAGAAAACATGTCTGATGAAGAAGCTAAAAAAGATTTGGAAAAATTAGAAAAACACGAAGAAGAAGAAATTAAAGAAGAAAAAAAGGAAAATTCCAAAAAGAAAAAAAATAATTCCGAAGATGAAGAAGAAGAAAAAAAGGAAAATTCTCAAGATGAAGAGATGGACAATTCAATTGAGGTCGAAGGTGAAAAAGTGTCTATGGAAGACCTTAAAAATTGCTGGAAAAACTCTAAAAAATCTAACGAAAAAATCAAAGAAAATTCTAAAGAAGAAGCTCCGAAAGAAGAAGTTTCTTTGGAGGATATAGAAGCTAAGTCGTTTAATAACTCGACTAGTGCAAAATCATTCAAAATCGGCGTTCCTGAATTTGGATATAACGAATTTTTTAACTCTAAAAAATAAATAACATGGTAGCAACATATACTTTAAACCAAGCAACCCCTTTAGCAATCAAAGGACAACCGTCTTCTGGTTATACTTTAAATACTCAAGAAGGCGCAATTAGCCCATCATCTACTTCTGTCATCGTAGGTGGTACTGCAGTTAAAATCTCTGGCAACGCTGGTGGTCAATCTCTTTTTGATAAAGCTGCTGCAACAGATTTAATAAATGGTTTCGTAAAATTCGATCCAACTTATAATGGCGGTGCTTATGCAGTTATGGCTGGTAAACAAGTAACAGTTTTAGTAGATGGCTCAGTAATGGTAATGGAAGTTGGCGCAACTGCCGTAACTGCTGGCGATCAATTGGAAATCGTAGCTACTGGCGATCTAGTAATTCCTTCTCTTGGAACTAATACCATAATCGGTATTGCTGAGGCTGGTGGAGCTACTGGCACTTTGATTCCTGTAAGAATTAAAGTTTCTGTTCCAGCGTAACTTTCTTAGACTAGGGCGGTAGTCTTTTAATTTAATTTTAAATAAAAATAAAAAATGACCGTTTCTAATCTAAGTTTTGAACAATTATCTGGCGCATTGGCAACAGCCTCTCAAAAAGGTTTCTTTGCTCATGGTCTTGAACAATTCCCGAATGGAGAATTTAACAATTCAATTCTTCCCTCAGACGTAAAAGCTCCAATCGGCGCTGGTATTTCTAAGCTTTTTGAAAATTCCGCTCAAGGCAAAATCTTCAACAACGACACAGCAGCAAATTTTGGTGCTAACTTCAACATCACTGCTCTATCTCAATTAGCTGCAGGAACTATCAAGCAAAAGTTCTATTTAGTTGAAGAACTTAATAAATATGTTCCTATGGACATGGGTGCTAATCCATTTGCTCCAACAAGAGTATTTATCAAAGAATTTTATGGTATCCAAAACCCAGAATCTGGTTTGATTTCTCCTGTTAATAAAGGACAATACAACGAAGTTGAAACTGCCGTTGATAGCACTCCTATTGATAGAGAGTTCTGGGCTAAACAAATCTCTTACAACTTTTTGCAACAATCTCAGTTAGCTTATTTAGGCCAATCTGGTTATGATTACGTTAAATCAAAACTAGAAGCTCTAAATACTGACTATGAATTGTTCATGAGAAAGATCTTGTTTTATGGCTTTTCTAAAAAAGACAACACTGGTCTTTTAACTTCAACTGATGTTACTACTAACACCAGTTTGATTACTAAGCAAATCTCTCAAATGACATCAACTGAGATCAATGCTTTTGTAAGACAAATCTTGACTGTTTACCAAACTAACCAAGTTATTGGCGAGTTTCCAGATACTTTCTTTATGCCACAATCAGATTATACTGGTATGGGTGCATTGATTAGTCCTGACTTCCCTCTTGCTGGGTCAACTAAATTGGCATTCTTGTTAGAGACTTTCAAAATTATGACTAATAATCCTAATTTCAAAATCATCACTAACTTCTATGCTCAAAAATCTTGGGCTGCTAATGCTCAATACAAAAAAGCTAACGGAAGCGCTCCTTTGTCTTACGACAGATACATGCTTTACAAAAACAAAAGCGAAAGCTTGGTGTTCGATCTTCCAATTCCATTCACAATGCTTGGAACTGGTACATTGAACAATTTCGATTATTTGCAACTAGGTTATGCTCAAGTAGGTAAAACCTTCTTCAAACGTCCTGCTGATGCAATTTATTTCGATAATACTAACTCATAATAAAAGGCGGGATTATGGCGGATATTACTTTGTTCAACGATAGCGCTTCCCAAATGTCAGTAATGGCTTTGGGCAAGGCTATTAATTGGAATCCAAAAACAACTCTAATCGTTTCCGAAAAAGAAGCTGAAATTCTTTTGAAATATGGTCATATTAAAAAATATGAAGATATTTCATCTGATGGCGGCGAAAGAGTAAGAAATTTAGAAGCTGAAGTTGTTGAGCTTGAAGCTGAAGTTTTAAGACTAACAGCTGAATTAAAATCTCTTAAAGGACCATCAGTAGATATTATTGAACCCAATAGAGATTTTTTGAAAGCTAAAGCTAAAGAACTTGGCATTGAATTTGCCAAGAATATTAAGACCGACGAATTGGCCAAATTAATCGAGGGTAAATAATGCCTGCAATTGACGGTATAACAATTCAAGATTTTAAAGATTTGTTTTACCGCGATTTTGATTATTTGCCAATTTGGTCAGAAGAAACTACTTACAATGTAGGGGATACGACTTTTTATGATATTACTCAGAAGTTCTACACCTGCAAAGTAAATGGGACTATAGGGGTCGTTCCAACAAATACAGTAAACTGGGATACGAACCCCTATTTAGTCAAAAAAGATTATGTGTGGGATGAGGATATAGAAAAAGCTTACGATGAGGCTGATGCAACAGTATTGACAAAAATCAATACTCTGGCCGCTCTTAAACAAGCTTATTTATATCTTTCAGCTCATTATTTGGTGGGAGATTTAAACGCCAATGGATTGCAAAGCACTGGTAACGGTCTTTTGAGTTCTAAGGCAGTAGGAAATGTTAGCGTTGGTTATGTCGTACCGGAATGGGCTAAAAAAGAAGGATATTCTTTTTACACAACCACTTATTACGGAATGAAATATCTTACACTTACAAGACCTTACAGAATAGGAAATGTTATTCCGTTTTCTACTCCAAGGCACGCACTCAATCCAATTAATTATATTTAATGGAAGGGGCAGAGTTAAAATTCGATTTTACTAACTTAAAGAACTTAGTTAAGCAACTTCAAGTAAAAAAAGAAGTTCAGGTGGGTATTTTTGAGAATAGTGTAAGAAAAGATGGAGTTCCTAATGCTGAAATAGGTTTCAAGCATGAATTTGGGAGTCCATTAGAACATTTGCCAATGCGTTCTTGGTTGAGAAAGCCAATTTTTGAAAGGGGTCAACAATTAGCAGAAGCAGTTAATGCCTCGCTGGAACAAGATTTAAATCTTCCAAATGCCTATAAGGTTTTGGCCAAAGAGGCTGAACATATAGTGGAAGGAGCTTTTGCTAGTGGTGGATATGGAGAATGGAAACCACTAAGCGATGCAACCGTTGCCAAGAAAGGTAACGACACAATATTAATAGAAACTGGTCAGTTGAAAAACGCAGTAAAAGCGAAGGTGGTTAAATTATGATGCCACAAATGCAAGACGCCCTTAATGGGTGGGAAGAAAAAATAGTTTTAGTAAAGTTGGTGAATACCAACAACGATGACGGTATTTTGGTAACGGTAGAAATCCCATTAAGTTTTATGGGAACTATTCAACCGCTAAAACCAACCGAGTTACAAGTTAGCTCGAGTGGTCAAAGAAAATTTGAATGGTGGCAAGTTCACACAAGATTTAAACTGCATGATGTAGTTAATCCGAGTGAGAGAGTCCGCTTTAAAGGAAAAGTTTATAAAGTGATGCTTCAGAATGACTATAATAGAAATGGTTATATAGAGTATCACTTAATTCAATACATAAACAATGGATAAAGAACCCGCCGCAATTTTGGTTGATATTGTAAGGACTTATATGTCCTTACAAAATAAACAGATTTGGCAATATAATCAAGAAGTAAATATTGCTGATAGCGAAGGGCTTTATGTAGTCATTCATTATTTGACATCTATACCAATGAATTCCTCGACTTCTTTTGAAGTAGATGAAAATGATGTAGGGCACGAAACTGTTTCGAGTATGAGTAAAGAGATTTATTCTATTGAAATAGCGTCTTTTGATAGAAGTGCAATTTTACGTAAGGACGAAATAATCCAAGCTTTAAAGGGCGGGTATTCTCAGAATCAACAAGCCCAATATGGTTTTAGGATTTTTCCTTTACCAATCACATTCAACAATATTTCCCGTCAAGTTGGGGGAAATATGTTAAATAGGTTTATGATAGATATAGCTTTAATGGTGACTAGATCATCAACAAGAGTCTTAGACTATTATACTAATTTTCCTTTCCAACTAACCTCAAATGCATAATTTATGACTGCAGAAGTTATCTCAATACAAAACTTTGTAAATGCAACAATTAGACAGACCCCTAGTCTTTTGGGAGAAATTAACCCAAATAACATGTTGTTAATTACTACTGAAACTCCATCTAATATTGATGAGTACAGAAGCTATTTAAACGCGAGACAAGTTGGACTAGATTACGGCACAAACTCTGAAACTTATGCTTTAGCTGTGTCTGTTTTTTCTCAAAGCCCTAACATTCTTACTGGCAACGGAAAATTGATTGTAGCACCATTCAGCCCAAGCTCTCCAGCTGTTTCGGCTACAAGAGGAAGATTTGTAACTGCAGATTTGGATGCTAATTTAAACGCTTTGAAAGCAGTTGATGATGGCGATCTAAAAGTTACTATTAACGGCGGAACACCAATCAATCTTACTGCCATTAATTTAACTGGTTGCACTACTATTGCCGATGTGGCCGTTATTTTACAAAGAAGATTGCCCGACCTAACTCTTACGGAAGCAAACGGTGTAATTACCTTCACTTCTAAAAAAGTAGGATCTGCTTCAACAGTGGCTTTAGCTGCTGTGTCTGGCGGGACTGGGACAGACTTGACTACATCAGGATTGTTAAACGTCGCTGGTGGTTCTGCAACTGGCGGAACAAACTCAAGCGGAGAGACAATTGTTGCCGCCTATACAAGACTTTCAGCCATTGTCCAATTCACCCCATTTGTTACAAATAAATTGGTAGAAGATGCAGTTGCAATTACAACTGCTAACTCAGTTGAAGCTTCTGATAAAATTTGGTTCAATGTTTGGTCTGACAGCAATGATCTTGATGGCGTTATTTCTACTATCAAATCAACTAATCAGAGAACTATTGCTTTATTTTATACTGTTGTTGCTGGTGCTCAAGGATTTATGGTTGCTGACCCAGCTACTTTGTGCTCAGTGAATTTTAGCGGAAACAATACTTTCCTTAACGCTAATACTCAATTAAGAACTCTTAATGTTGTTTTAGCTGATTCAGGGATGACTCAGGCTTTATTTGATAAAGCTGCCGCAAAAGGGGCTAATATTTATGCCAATGTTGGTGGTCTAAATTGTATTGTTAATAACCGTTACGGTGATTCTGGACAATACCAAGATCAAGTTTATGGACGTCAAGCTTTAGTTTATTCCTTGACTACTGGTGACTTTAATGCTCTCCGCTCTGGCGCAATTCAGCAAACTCCTCAAGGTTTAGATAAATTGGTTTCTGCCACTAATTCAGTTTTTGCTAGATTTGTAAGAGCTGGTTACATTGGGACTGGCTTGAATTGGAACAGTCCTATCACTTTCGGAAATGAGCAAGACTTCAGAGATTCAATCTTCTCTGTTGGTTACTATATTTACACAGACTCAATTGCTAATCAACTTCAATCTGAAAGAGAAAATAGAGATGCTCCTTTGCAACAAGCCGCTTACAAAGAAGCTGGATTTATTTACAGAGCATCTATCGACGTTCTTGTAGAAGCATAATTAACCTTAATTTTAATAAAGTATGTCACAACAATTTACGTTAGCCGGAGACGCAACATTAACTCTTCAATATGCAGATGGCACTAATCTTAGAACTTTTGCAGAATTAGCAAACAACAATGCAATTTCTGTTGCATTTAATGACGAAACCGGAACAATGGACGCACTAAAAGGTGGGGCAGTTTTTTCGATCAATGTTGCCGCTAAAAAAGCTACTTTGAGTGTTAGAGTTATTAAAGCTGGTTCTGATGATGCTTGGTTAAACCAAAGATTAAACGAGCTATTAAATTTAAGAACAAGCGCAAAAGCTATTGATGGCTCTGTAATTGGCAATTTTGGCGATGGCAAAGGAAACCTGAAAAAATTAACAGCCACACTTACTTTTGGTTTTGTCAAAAAAAGAATCAACCTCATCGCAAACTACAACGGGGATAACGAACAGGCTATTTCTGAGTATACTTTGGATTTTGGTTTATCTGAATTAGCATTTAATTAATGAAAGAATTTACAACCCCATCTGGGAAAGTCCTTCAAATTGAGGAGGCTTCTTTTGAAGACGCTTGCGAACTAAATGCTCTTGTTATTAAAGAGCTTTTAGATTCCAATATTTCTTTGTCTTTGGTAGTTCAGGAAATTATTGGACTATTGGCAGATGAGGAAAAAAAGAAAGATTTGTCAAAAGTTGAATTTTCTGATTTACTCGGATCTAACGTAGTGTTAGAAATGGCAAGCAGAATTTTTTTATCTTTGTCAGCTTCTTCAGAGGTTAGGAAGAAAGTATTCAAATGTTTGGAAAGATCTCTTCTGAGCAAAGAAAGAATCATTCCGTCAATGTTTGATGCGGTGGAAAACAGAAAAGATTATTTTTTTGTTTTTAAGCAGTGTATTTTGACAAATGTTCTTTGTTTTATTTGAGCCCACTCTTAAGGGTCAAAAGAGTTGCGGCGACTTTCTCTGACCCAGAAAGACAGGTGAATTACGAAGACAATCTAACTAAGTTTGAAAGAACTTGTTTGATACTTTCAAGCAAAGGATATTGCGGAGGCAATCCCGAAGGAATTGCCAATTGCAAAGTTTCTTGGGTTTTGAAAATGATGGATTTCCACAAATTTACAATGGACTTTAGAGAGGAATTGCAAAGCAAACAATGAACATAGGCAGCTTATTTCTCAGTCTGGGCATAAAAAGCGACACCAAGTCCCTAGAAGATGCTATCAAAAAGGTAGAGGAGCTTAAAAAGCAAACCCAAGAACTAAACAAAGCACTAAAAGAAACTAAAGCTAATTCTAAATTAAACGTTTCAACTGGAAGTGCGGGATCATCAAACGTTAAAACTCTCAAAGAATCTCAGATTTTAAGAGAGGAGGCCGCTGTTGGCGCTGCCAAATTAAGAATAGCTAAAACCGAACTTGGTTTTTTAGATCTAAAAGAAAAGAAAGAGAGTAAAGAAGAAAGGGAGCAAAAAAAAAGAGAAAAAAGCAGGGAAAAAGCAACCAAAGATTTCTTTAATCAAGTAGAAAGTGGTTTCTCTTTTGTTGCTAAAGCTTTTACAGGGGGTTTATTAGCTGGAGGGATTGGTGGCTATATAACTGCTCAAGCTTCAAAACAAGTTTCTCTAGCTGCCTCGTTGCAGCAATACGGAATTGATCCAGAGAAATCTCAGAGATACGCAAACGTCTTTAGAAGAGCGAGTGGTGGTCAAGTTGGAGTAGAGGAAACCAACGCATTTATTGCAAATCTTTCGGAGCAGATTGCTCAAGGCCTAACAACCAATCCTGAGATTTTATCTAAATTTGCAATACTTGGTATTGATCCGAGTCAGATCAAAGATTTTGATTCTGCTTTAAAAGAAATAAGAGAATATAGCAAAAGTCCAAATTATAATCCAGCTAATCTGACCTCCCTTCTGGGCCAATTAGGAGTTCCTAAAGAATTTGCCCCAGCTTTCGGAAAGAATTTTTCTGATAAAGAATTTAATGATGCTTATCAAAATGCTAAAATACTTAGCAATGAACAAGTAGAAATTGCAAAAAAACTCAATATACAACTCTCAGAATTAGGCGCTGCTTTTGATCGCTTAAAAGGGATTATGTTAGAAAAATTTGCTCCCAGCATTTCCGCAATTGTTAGTAAAATTGAAAATAATTTAACTTCGGAGAATGCAGAGAAAGCTGCTAAATATACCGGTGTAGCTGTAGGGGGTTTGGTTGCAACTAAAGTAGCAAAATTTGCAAAAAACAATCCTTATTTTACGGCTGGATTAGGCGCTTATGCTGCAACTGAATATTTGACTAACGGCAGAACAACAGAGGGAGTAGAAGAATTTGCGTCTAATCCTTTATCTTCTCTTAAGGAAGGATTTAAAATTTTATCAGGTAAAAAAGAATTTGGCGGATTGGGAAAAAGTAATCGGAGGAAAAGCAGTGATTTTATGTATCCAGACAATGCGACTAGAGATCTTTTTACCAGATTAGATCAAGGATCTGTGGATCTCTCCAAAGAAAGAGATTTAACTTTTGAAGAGGAAGCAAGAGCAAGAGCGGCAACTGCACTAAACCCAACCACCAATGTCAATACTACGGTTAATATTAATGCTGGAAGTGTTGATAAAAATACCGCTCCATACATAGCAAATGAAATTAATGGCAATGTCAATAAATCGCTTTATAACTCAAAATATCCAACCCTAAGCGTACCTAAATAATGGCATTAACAGATTCAATACCAAAGGATTTAAACGATACCGCAGGCAAAGTAGATGGACTAAATCAGTTAGTCCAACAATATGTCGTCGCTCCTTTTGCTGGATTTGGTATTGCTGGTTTTAAATTTTCTGCTTTTAAAGAATACAAGGGAGAGTTAAAATCTAGAATTACCGATATTTACAATGAAAAAAATGTAGCGCTACAAGATAATATTGCTTTAGAACCAGAGTTATTCACTCTTAGCGGGCTGGTGGGAGAATTAACTTATGAACTTAAAGATAATAAACCGAGCAGTATTAGGAAACTAGCCGAAAAATTAACAACTGTTGCTGCTTTTTTGCCATTAATATCTTCAACAATGAGAACTCTGCATTCTTCAATTAATTCTCAGAAAAATGGGCCTCAAGACTATGCAGACGCTGCACTAGGATCAGCATTGAATCTTTATCAAACTTATAAAAAATTAAATCCTCCAAAAACAATGCAGGCCAAGGCATATAATTACTTCTTAGCCCTGAGGCAAAGCAGGGTTTTAATTAGTTTTGAAACTCCTTGGGGCTTTAAAAGCAATTTTGCGATAGTAAATGTTGTTATGACGCAACCAGAATACACGGAAACAACTTCTGATGTGGCATTGATTTTAAAAGAAATCAGATACGCACAAACTTCAACAGTAAAATTTAATCCAGCGAAATTGCAAGGTAGGTCACAACAGCAAAATCAGCCAGTAGCAGATAAAGGAGCTACGCAGGGCAAAGAAACGGACAAAAAACTATTTGGTAGTATTATTGACGGATTAAAGAATTTAGGAAAAGGAGGTATCTAATGAGATTAATAACTGGACTTGATTCATCCTCAAAACAACTTATCACTATCACTACTGAAGATAATTACACTTTTCAACTATTGTTAATTTATTCAACCAATAGACAAGGGTGGTTCTGGTCTCTGGCTTATAATAATTTTGCAGTTAACAATTGCCGTCTTAATATTGGAGCCAATATTCTACATCGTTACAAATATGCTTTACCATTTGGCTTGGTATGCGTAAGTGAAGAGCCAAAAGCAGTAAACCCTTATCGTTTAGATGATTTGGAAAGTGGTAGAATAAAGCTTTATTCTTTAAGCGTGGCAGAAGCCGCTCAAATAGAAACCGATTTCTATGGCCAATAAACTTAACAGAGCTTTTAAACTCACCATACAAGATACCGCTCAACCATCAGCTTATTATAATCAAGATTTGGTTAATAACTCCAATCTTAGGTTAACCCCTGCAGTTAATAATGTAGCAAATAATAAACCATTACTTCAAGCTGGTAAAAATGCTTTAGTGATAGAGATACCTTTTACCATAGAGATTGATATTAGCAATATTATCGCGATAGATGGGAATAGAGCATCCATAAAAATTTTTGGTTTGAATGAGACTAACAGAAATAAGTTATTCCAAAATCCTTGGAATATACCAATTCTGGAGGATGGACGCGAAGGTTACAGAAGAGTTATTTTAGAAGCGGGATACGGGAAAGACATTTATCCAATTTTTAACGGCTCTTTGCGCCAAGGCTATTCTCAGAGGCAAGGTGTAGATTGGGAAACTAATTTAGTTTGCACATCTAGTGCGGTAGGTCTTTACAATACATTTATAAATAGAGCTTATGATGTGGATACTAAGCAAATAGATGTTGTAAATGATATTATAACCCAAATGTCACAGTATGGGGATTTAGAAAAAGGCGCGATAACTAACACTCTTGACGAATCATATTCTCAAGGAGTTTGTTTAATAGGAGAATCCTATAATGTTTTAACGCAATTTGGAGTTGATGTCTTTGTCGATGGAGCAAAATTAAACATGCTTCAAGCCAATGAAATAATAGGCAGCCCAAAACCATCCGCTCAATTGCCACTTTCGGCTAATGTTATAGACAAATTAGGTATTCAAATTCCTAACATTTCTGCAGATAGTGGATTAATAGGAAGTCCAGTTTTTAATAATGGATATGTGACTGTGAATATGATTTTTGAACCAACGATAAAATTAGCTAGTTTGGTTAATTTAGAATCAGCTACGGTTCCCTTTTTCAATGGATATTATAAAGTCATGGGAGTAGAGCATAGAGGCGTTCTTTCTTCTTCCAAAGAAGGTTCTTTAATTACGACTATCAAAATGTGGAGCGGGGGCTCCATAGCTAATAATTTTAATATTGTTGTTCCAGCATGACAAAGCAAGTATTACCCGCAAACCAACTTCCTAAGATAGTTGATCCTCAGAACCTAGATCAAGTCTTAGATCCCTTTGCAGATTATTTAAGATCAACCTTTAATTGTCACAGAGTCGGCATAATTCAATCTTTTAATGCAGCAACTCAGAGAGCAACTGTACAATTAGTAGATGTTCTAAGAAAAAACACATTTCAAGGACAGCAACTTTTTACTCCAGCACCTTTGGTAGAAGTTCCTGTTGCTATTAATTATGGCTCTAATGGAGGATTAAATTTTCCAATCAAGACCGGATTAGAATGCTTGGTATTTTTTAACGATAGAGACTTAGAGAATTGGAAAAAGACTGGAGCCACAGGAGTTCCGAAAACTTATCGCATGCATGACATGACTGACGGACTCTGTTACATTGGCATCAAATCCAATCCAAGGGCAGTGGCAACCTACGATAATCAGACTGTAGGCATAACTTATTTAGACGACTCTGGAGCAGAGCAAGCTAAAGTGAAAGTCGATGATAAAGTTGAAATAGCAAATAATGACCAATCCCTGAAAGATTTGATTGCAAATTTAATCTCTATCTTGCAGAATCTTAAAACAGTCAATGGAGCAAGCCAATACCCAATCGACCCTACAACAGCTAGTAATTTGTCAACGCTATCAACTAACTTCAATCAATTGCTAAAATGACAATAATTAGAGCAAATGACGCAAACAATGATTGGATTTATGGCTTAGGAGCTAATGCTTACAAAGTCAACAATGATGCTATTGCTCAAGACATACAGACCAAACTTCAAGAGTGGGTTGGTGATTGCTTTTTTAACTTAACTACTGGAATCGATTGGTATAATAGATTTGCTGATGGCAACTCAGCTAGGCTGGAACAAGAAATAAGCTCGCTTATCTTAAAAGTAAATAATGTCGTAAATGTTAATACTTTATTTGTTGATTTAACAAATAGGAATTTTATTGTATCTTACGACGTGCAAACAGTTTATAGTGCCTCTGTAATAGGAGAAATAAAATTATATCAATAAACTAAGGTTGGGGCGGCGACTTTTAATTTTTAATTAATCGTGGCTACAGAATTAAATCAATACGGATTAAGTATTGCTAGTAAAACAGAGCTTGACGAAGCTGCCGCTGCAGGCCTTACTTTAATCTATGGGTCAGATACCAATTTTGATAGCAACAGTTCTGACGGCCAATATTTTGGCATCACTACACAAGCAACTGAAGATTATCTAGAAGTTTTGCTTGATGTTTATAATATGTTTGATCCCGATAATACTATCGGTGTTCAGCAGGATAATCTTTATTGGATTAACGGAATTAAAAGAAAAGGGGCTAGTTTCTCTTATCAAAATATAACGATTGTTACGGACAGATCACTTACCCTTGAGGGTCTGGATGCTCAAGCAAATGACATAGATGGGATAGGATACACGGTTGCAGATAATATCGGCAATCAATGGATTCTTCTTGATACTCAAAACCCATCCGCAGCGGGGACTTACACCTATTCTTTTAGAGCTAAAACTTTAGGGGCTATTGCTAGTTCTCCAAATACAATTACTGTTCCCGTCAGTGTTGTAATAGGCGTTGTTTCGATTAACAATGCAACCGGCGTATCTTCTTTAGGACAAGACGGAGAAACTGATTCAGCTTTTAGCGCCAGAAGAAATGCTTCTTTTGCTAATAAAGCATATAATTCGTTGGATGGTTTATATTCAGATTTATTAAATCTTACTGGGGTTGTTTCAGCCTCTGTATACGAAAATGATTCGAATATTGTTGATGCTGATGGAATTCCTGCTCATGGATTCTGGGCAATAGTAGAAGGCGGAAGCGATGTTGATATAGCGAATACAATTTATGTAAACGTGATTAAATCAATACCTTCAAAAGGCGACGAAACTTATGATATAACAACAATTCAGGGGCAAATTTATACTGCCAAGTGGGATAGGCCAAGTTCAGCTCCTTTATATGTTAAGTTCAATTTAAAACCTTTGAAATCTGGTCAAACATTTAATCTTGCCGACATCAAAGCTTATATTGTGTCAAATAAAACTTATGATATTGGAGAATATGCCGAGACTGGATCATTGACTGATACGGCAATTGCGGCAATTACAGATACCGCTGGTTCTGGTTCTGGTACAGCTCTTTCTTTATTAATATCTGATGATAATACAACTTGGGTAAGTTATTTGAATGCAATTGATAAAAAAACCAAATGGATTCTAGACTCCGCTAATATAGATATTACGGAGATTTAAAAATGGCTGATGTAAATAATATTATTCAATATTATACCGATCTTTTAATTATCCAGTATAATGGGAAACCAAAAGCCTCCGCTACGATTAAAACCATGGTGGATATTATTTTGCAAAATGGTATTCTTTTAGAAGTATTGGATGCTTTCAATCCAGATACCTGCGTGGGAAAACAACAAGATATTCTTGGAAAATGGGTTGGCGTTGATAGGTATTATCTTGGGGACGGTTTAACCCAAACTTTAAGTGATGACGATTATAGAATAGTTCTAAATCTTAAAGTTATTTCTAACGCTATTGATATGAGTTGCTCATCAATAGATAATACTTTGTATGAATTCTTTGGTGATAATGTAATTTGCACAACCGACGATGATTTAAGAATATTTTATTTAGTTACTGAAGAATATTTTAATATCTCATCTATTCTTTTGCAAAAAAAAGTTTTTCCAAAACCAATAGGAGTTTCAATTGGAGGAATTGTTAAAAACAAGGTTTGGTTCGGTTTTTCCACTTACGAGACTTTTGATAAAAATATCCCTGCTAATATTACCGGCTTTGCAACTTATGAAAATTGGTTGACAAAAGAAGGAAGTTTTTTAACATACAACGATATTTTCTATCCTTAAATTTACTTTTTATCAATTCTGTGCGGGCGGCACTATTAAAATCTTTAAATAGATGGCTGCGCTCACACGAAAATTTAAAAAGATCTTTGGTAAAGATTCCGTTAATAATGGTGTTTTTGGCTCTGCCGCCGCGCTGGCTCCTGCTACATCTACAAATCCCGAAACAATTGAATCTCTTGCTGCATTTTTAACCGGCTGGGAAGACGCCACTGAAGGAGGATTGCGACTTCCTACCCTTCAAGACATGCAGGGTCTTAAATATGACACAGATTATCATCTTGCCTATATCTATCAAACTGGGATGCAAGTTTATAATTCTCAGACGACTTATTATACAAACGATTTAGTAAGAAAAGATGCCACCACTGAAATCTGGAAATCTCTTGTTGATGATAATACAGGAAATGCTTTAGTTAACGGCTCCAACTGGACTTTAATTGCTAATTTAGCTGACATTCCAACTTCTCCAATTGTTGATGCTTCCACTACTGCAAAAGGTATTGTAGAATTAGCCACTAATGCAGAAGTTACTGCGGGAACAGATACATCAAGAGCAATTGTTCCATCTGCGTTTGCTGCTTCAAAATTCAATGCAGTTAATTTAATTTCATCTCAGACTGCGTCTTCTTCGGCTTCAGTCTCATTCACTGGCTTAAATTCTGATTACTCAAAATACAGAGTTGAATTTTATAATGTGTTACCAGCTACAAATGCGGTAACTTTTAAAGCTGAGATTAGTATTGATTCGGGAGCTACTTTTATATCCACTGGATATGATGTCGGGAGCAGATGGCAGACTAATGCAGACCTTGCGGGAGGCTTTCTAAGCACTTCTCACATAACATTATCTGGGCGATCTGATACGCAAGCTACATGGAGAGTTTACAACGGGGCTGGTTATGGCGTGTCTGGCTATTTGGAATTTGATAACCCCTCAGCACCATCGACTCAAAAGAACTTCAGAGGATGGTCTCAATGGGTTTTATCCGATACGCCTCCCTCATATCTTGCAAACTCAATAATTTCTGGGAGAAATACTTCCACAACCTCGGCAATTAATGCTCTTCGATTTTCTATGAGTTCTGGAAATATCGCATCAGGAACATTTAAACTTTTTGGAATTATTTAATATGACACAGGAACAAATAAGATTGCAACCACATAAATTGGTTAACGGAATAGCAATTTTATTAACCGAAAGTGAAATTGCGGAATTGAATCAAGCGCCAAGTGAAGAAGAACTACTCAATCAATTGAGGTTACAAAAAGATCAAAGAATAACTCAATGCAAAGCTTATTTAATAAGCACAGACTGGCAAATAGTCCGTCTTGCTGATCCTTCTTCTAGTGAATCATTAAAAGAAGGTGTCGCGGAAAACAGAGCTTTAGCAAGAAGCTTACAGAGCGATATTGAAGCTTGCACAACCTTGGAAGAATTAAACGCCATTAACATTAATTTTGAATAAAAATGACAACACAAGTATACGAAATAACGACAGAAACAACAGAAATAGTTGTGAATATTAGAGAAAAAGGCCTAGGTAAATTCCTAGAATTTGCTTTTGATGGCGCTTTGGGCGGAGGGTCAATAGATATTTACCGCAGATTTCTTGCTAACAATGGTGATACTTTAGCTGAAATCCCAATGACATTTTCAGCCTCTACTCAAAATATCGCTCAAATAACTCAAGATTCAATTTCCGGTATGGCTTTTGAAGGATTAATTCCAGAAAGCGATATAGTGTTTAGACCAAATGGAAGCGGAATAACTGGCACCCTTTATCTTCTCGGAATCAGTGTATGATAAAAGCAATTATATCCCAAATAATAACCCAAACAATTACAACCGTTTTAGGTAGCGGCGAAGGTGGTTCGGGCGAAGGTGGGTTTCTTTTGCTAGAAAGCGGAAATTTTCTTTTGCTAGAAAGCGGAGATTTAATAGAAATGGAGAATTATGGCGAATGAAAAAATATCCCAGTTAGCAGCTGGAGGGAATTTACAAAACACCGATCTTTTGGTAATAGCTAGAGCTGGCCAGAATTACAATGTAACCGCTCAACAGATTAATTCAAAACTTACTGGTGTCAACGTAAATAATGCAAATGGTTTTGATGCGGATGTTTCGGCGGGAAATAATCCGACAATCACTCTTAAAACTACAGTCACAGGAATAATAAAAGGTGACGGCACTGCTTTGCAAGAAGCTGAAGCTGGAGTCGATTATTTAAACCCATCGTCAATTATTGATGCTGGAACTTTTTAATAAAAAAATTAGGAAATATAAAACATGTCGAATATAATTAAAATTTTAGGCTCTTCTTCTACCGCCTTAACTAGCGGCGTATCTACTTTGGGCGCAAGACAATTGGCTATCACTGAAATTAGCGGCGTAAGAAGATTTTACGTTGGTGGTTTTGACAATATAGCCTACGAAATTGCTGGCGCCGCTTATGCTCTGTTAGCTTCCCCTGCTTTTACTGGAACTCCAACAGCCCCAACTGCCACAACTGGAACAAATACCACTCAAGTTGCAACAACTGAATTTGTAACAACTGCCGTTGCTGCAGCTATTGTCGGAGGTCTTAAATACATTGGCGTTATTGATTGTTCTGCTAACCCTAATTATCCGGCTGCTTCTCAAGGAGAACTTTACGTTGTTTCCGTTGCTGGTAAAATTGGTGGATCTGCTGGTGTAGTGGTGCAAAGTGGAGATTTTATCCTTTGTAACACTGATAACGCCGGCGGTACTCAAGCCAGCGTTGGTGCAGATTTCAACGTTGTTCAAGGTAACATTGATATTAACGCTTTGGCTGGTGTAGGTCTTGCTGTAAACGGCGCTGCTCTTGATGTTCAGTATGACAATTCAACTATTGGAATCAACGGAAGCAACCAACTTTATGTAAAATCTGAAGGAATCACTGCGACTGAAATTGCGACTAGTGCTATTGGCTCAGGTTTAAACGGAGGAGATGGCACAGCTTTATCTGTTAGAGTTGATGATTCTTCAATTGAAATTAACGGTTCAGATCTGCTAGCTGTAAAAGCTCTTGGCATTACCCCTGGTATGTTAGCTGGCTCTATTCCCGATTCTAAACTATCAACAATTGCAACTGCCAATAAAGTTTCTGGCTCTGCAGTTCAATTGGCTTCTGGCTCCGCTATTGAAAACAATACTGGTCTAGATGTCAATATTGACGGAACTTCGATTGTTAACACCGCTGGCGAATTGTCAGTCGGAACAGTTGATGCCGGAACTTTCTAATAAAAATTGTAAATAGGAACTCATAATGACGCAAGACATCAAGATTCTTGGTTCAACAACTACAAGCGCTCCATCTAGCTTAGGATACCGCCAACCAGCGGTATCCTTTACTGGCGGCAGATCGAAGTTTTTTGTTGGCGATTCTACAAATACAGCTCAAGAAATCAATAGCCCTGCAAATGTTATTGGTATTACACCTTCAACTTCCAATGCTCATCAGGTAGTAACAATCAAGGGCGATGGCTCTGGGTTTGAAACTAAAAATGACGTTCCTACTTATACATCAACAGCCAGAGATGCTTTAACCAACGTCCCCACCAATCACATCATTTATAACTCAACCGCAGCTTCTTTCCAAAAATACAACGGCGCAACTTGGGATAATATTGGCGGCGGCGGTGGTGGAGGAACTCCTGGTGGATCAGACACTCAAGTTCAATTTAACGATGGTGGGTCTTTCGGCGGAGACGCGGGTTTCACTTACGACAAAACAACAGATTCTTTAACCCTAGCTGGTAATCAAACTTTTAGCGGCAGCGCAAAAAGAATCAAAGGTGACTTATCAAACGCCACAAGATCAAATCGCGTATCATTCCAAACATCAACAACTGACAGCAACACTTTAGTTCAAGCAATACCGAGTGGAACTGGTACGCTAAGTGGATTTTTGGCTTATGGCGCAAGCGACCCTGATAACTCTGCTTACTTACAAGTTCACGCCGAAGATTCAGTCCATGTCGGATTAAATGCTGGAAAATCTGGTACTGGCACAACTCAAGATCTAGTTTTCCAAATTGACGGAACAACAAAAGCTAAAGTTAATGCCGCAGATGGTAAATTTAATGTTGACACACTTACTGCTTCTCAGATTGTAGCCACAGACGCGTCTAAAAATCTGCAAACTTTACCAGTAGCATCATACCCTTCTCTTGCCGAGTTAGCATATGTTAAAGGAGTTACCTCCGCAATTCAAACTCAGATTAATGCTAAACAAAATACCTTAACCTCAGCAGTTCTTGGCGCGCTTATTGATGGCTTAACCGACAAAGCAACACCAGTTGATGCTGATGAGTTGGCAATTTCTGACTCTGCCGCTTCTAGTGTAGCTAAAAAACTAACTTGGGCAAACCTTAAGGCAACTCTCAAGACTTTCTTTGACAGTCTTTATCAGCCAAAAGGAGTATCTATCAATGCTATTATCACCGAATCAACTACCGCTAGAACTCTAGCTCTTACTGATGCTGGTTGTTATATCAGAACAACTAACTCTGGAGCAACGACTATTACGGTTCCAAACAACGCTGATGTGCCTTTTCTAATTGGCACGGGAATAAACGTTCTTCAGGCGGGAACTGGTCAAGTCAGTTTTGTCGCGTCCACAAGCGGCGCAACCGTCACTTTGAATTCCCAACCTGGTCTAAAAATTTCTGCTCAATTTAAATCGGTTTCTCTTATAAAAGTGGGAACTAATGAGTGGGATTTGGTGGGTTCACTAAACGCATAATTTTATGATAAGTTCTGGTATACTATCCCAACAGTTCCCATTTCCCGACTGGACTACCAATAGTCTTAGTAGCGTTCGTTTCTTGGCGGCTAATAACACCAACGTAAATGATAAAGATTTAAGTGCTACTTCAATTTTTGGGACTCTTACTGGATCGAATAAGTGGGCGGGCAGCGCCACAGCACCTAACGGCAAAATCTTTTGCGCACCTTACAACTCCTCTTCGATTTTAGAGATTGATCCAGTGACCCAAACAACCACAACTTTTGGAAGCGTTGCTGGATCGGCTAGGTGTGCATCGATTGTTTGCCACCCAAACGGTAAACTTTACTGCATCCCAGCTGGATTGTCCACCATATTGGAGATAGACCCGATAACAAGAACAACCACAACTTTTGGAACCATAGCTGGTGGCAATAAATACTACGGCGGCGCTGTTGGAGCGGATGGCTTGATTTACTGCGCGCCTTATGATGCTACTGGCGTTTTAGTAATCGACCCAGTTGCTAGAACAGCCACCGTAGTTGCTTCTTTTGGAACTTACGCTGGATCTGGTAAATGGGGTGGAGCCGTACTTGGAACGGATAATAAAATTTACTGCATTCCGTATAACTCCACTTTGGTATTGGTAATTGATCCAGTGACCCAAACAGCTACAACTTTTGGAAGCCTTACTGGAACGGCTAAGTGGCTCGGGGGCGGTTTTGGGATTAATGGAAAAATTTACGGCATTCCTTACAACTCCACTTCGATTTTAGAGATTGATCCAGCGACCCAAACAGCCACAACTTTTGGGAGTCTTGCTGGTGGTGGTAAATGGTGTGGAGCAGTTCCAATGCTTGACGGAAAAATTTATGGAATACCTTATGGCTCTCTCTCGGTTTTAGTCATTGACCCAATAACCCAAACAGCCACAACTTTTGGGAGTCTTACTGGATCAGCTAAATGGTATGGTGGCTCTGCTGCTTTAAACGGTAAAATTTATACATCCCCTTTAACCTCTACTTCAGTATTGGAAATTGGGGTCGGAATACCTTTGCCCAGCGATTTTGTGTTATCTCGATACATTAATGTGTTTTAACTATGCAAAAATTAAAAATAACTGAGAATCTAAGACAGAATTTAAACGAGAGTTTGGTTGTCGTCTGCACATATCTCGATTTAGAAAATAACGAGATCGACTGCATCGACATGGTGCATCAAGAAGATTATCCAGAATTAGAAATAGTAGAGGTTCAGTCAAATACTTTTTTGGGAACCAAACCAAAAACGGAGGGTCTTTAATGACAATATTTTTCATAGCCCTACTGGGTGCATTAATGAATAAAATTCGCGATTGTTTAATTGCGATCTATTGTGTTAAGTAATAATAGGGGAATTAATAATGGATTGCAAAACATCGACGATAACTATTAAAGATTTTTATCAATGATTACGGACTTAGATCAAACAGTGTACAGTATCAGAGAACTGATTTTTGCTGGATTTCTATTTGTGGGAATCGGAATCATGAGGTTCTTGGGCTTCATTATGCCCAAAACCTACAATATCTTTTTTGAGCATTTTAAAAAATCTTTTACTAAAGACCTAGAAGATAAAATAGAAATCTTGAGCCATAATCTAGAAAAATACCGTCAAGAAAAGCATATTATTGAAAATGAGAATAAGCTTTTTAAACAAGCTATTCTTTCAAAAGATGAAGAGACTCTTGATAATATAAAAAATTTTTATGAAGAAGAGTAAAGGCGAGCTATTGATTGAATTCGCCCAAATCTTTTTTAATTATTTAGACAGGCATCCTATGCAAGGAAGAATAGCTGTGATTATGACATTGTTTTTTCTGGGAATAAAAACTTGCGCTTCTGAAATTGCATCAATAATAATCGCTTTACACATTTGCAAATGACACAGACTATTATGAAATTCCTACAAAACCACTATTCATCAAAGAGATCAGGATTTATTACGACTGTAATAGTTTCTTGCCTAGGAGTTCTCGCCACTACTCGTGATTTAGTAATCAATAACCATCCAGAATTAGCTGTTGACTTATGGCAATCATTCTTTATTTTTTCTAGTGTATTGGGCGGATTCGTTACTACCGAATTACTTATTAAACTTGTTGAAATAATAAAAAATGCAAATCATCAAAACAATTCTTTGCCTGATTCCGGCGATTCTATTGTTTCTTTTAAGCCTGTTAAAAGGAAAAAACAAGGAACAGGCGAAAATAATTAATAAGCAAGAAAACGAAATTAAACTTGCAAAAGAAAATATAAATGCAATTAAAGAATCTAGTACTGTTACTTTCCCTGATGCTTCTCGCAAGTTGCGGGCTAAAACAAAAAGAAATAATAATAAGTGATTATTGCCAACTTTATGAAGAGCCAGAGACTAACCATCTTAGCCAGCCTGCTATTGACTATTGGTTTGCTCTTGAAACTGAAATTATCAAAAAAGAAAAAAAAGGGGAGAATCTTGATTCCGAAGAAGAACTCTTCAAAGCACTCATCACCACGATTGGCAAATACGAAAAGAAAGCGGAGATCAAGAAGTGCCTAGTCCAATAGAAAAGGTTCAAGAATATTTAATTAGAAAATCTTATCCAGCCTATGACAAAAAAACTTGTGGTCGTTGCGCTGCATTTGTAAGAAGTGCTTTTGATTTTGGATTTGAAACACGTGTACAAAAATTTCCTTCGGCAAAAGATTGCGCTCCTGCTTACGAAGCTCTTGGCCTCAAAAAAGTTTTCTCTTACCCTGAACAAAACAAAGAAGAATATAAACCAGCCTTAGGAGACGTTAGTATTATTAAATACGAACCGCACGGTCATATTTGCGTTTTTACATCGCAAGGCTGGATCTCAGATTTTAAACAAGGCACTGGTGGCTCTAAATTACTTTTAGCCGATATGTATGGTGGGCCTATTCGGAATAAAGACCCTCATTTTTCTATTTACCGTTTATGTTAGTTCTAACACAACAAAAAGGAGAGTCGGTTTCCTTTTATTCTGATCGTAAAGCGCAAATAGTGGCTTGGGTTTCAAAAGATAATAACATTTATAAAACAAAGCGTAAAAAATATGCCATCATCGTCAATAATGTTGCAGATTATTCAAAAGATTATTTCGACAAAAATAGCTACTTTTATCCGAGCCAAGCTTAAAGCTCTTATTAACTCAATAAGAATGCCTTCAGTTTTATCTTTTTCTATTTTGAAAAATGGCGCCATCAATCCAACTCGCGAACAAGCACTTGCAGAAGCTTCAAATCCTTCAGAGAATTGGGGCAGACTTAGTCTTGATAAAAAAACATCATTTGGTTTACCGCGTTGGATTCTTCTTATTTTTGCTGTTTTTGCAGTAGTGGCTAGGTTCTTTTCTGAAACTCTTATTAGTTCAATCCAGCTTTTTACGCAACTTATTTTCTTCAGCAACGCTCTTCCCGAGGGCACCACATTGCCTTTTAAATATGCGATGGATGGTCTGCAATATTTGGTTAATTTTGCCGCTCAATTTGGAGTAATAATTCCACTCGGAATCATACTTTATTACATTACCCAATCTTTTAGAGAGCCAGACAATAAAACTCTTAAAAACAATTCTAGTAAAAAAATAAAGTAAAATAAATTTTATTATTGTTTTCTGCTGTTCTTCTTAAGCAAAAAGTTTTGAAGGCGGCTTTAAATCGGTGCGTTTCCTCGCCCTAGCTTCTGCTATTCTTTTCTTTTGTGCAGCAATTTTCCAAATAGATTTCATTTTCTTTTAAACTCCTCAATATCCTTCTGCATTTGCTCGAACAGGTTGATGAAATCATTTAAGTAACAAAAAGAAACCGCATTAAGAGTGTGGACTGGCTTTATTGAATTAAAGCTATTTTTTAATACCTTTATTTCTCTGGCTTCAAAATGGCACGGAATAATTTTTCCCGAGTCTGTCTCAACTCCAGTTCCAAAAGCATAATTTCCTTGATCACTTTTTATAATAATGCTGGAAGATTTGTAAAGAAGTTGATCCATATTTTTCCAAATACTCACTGGCTCGACACGCTCTTCTTTCATGTCGGTTTTAGGCTCTGGTTTCGACGTAACTTTAACAAAGAAAGCATCTTTAGTTTTACTAACAATAGTAGGATGAATGTTTACCAGCCTTTGATATAATTCGGTGCCATGCCCTACTTGAACATATCCGTCTTCGGGTGCGTCCTGTGCTTTACCCAAATAATAATGTTTCGACATATTTTTTTTCTCAGCTTCCACAGCCTTAATAACATTCTGTGCGCCAATAAGAACTTTATCCCGTTCCTTCAACTCCTCCAAAGCCCTCTCAACTTCGTTGACTTCTTTCTTCTTAAAGTCCTCGTTATTTTTTATGTCTTTAGATGCTGCCTTTACCAGTTCATCTTTTATTTCTTTGAACGTCCAATTGCGTTTAGTTTCAGATGGCTTTACTTGCACTTCCTCGGTTTCCTGCGAATTATAACCTTTTGTACAATTGCAATCAGGCTCCGCACTTATAAAAGCACCAATTGGATTGTTGTTGAATGAAAGCACTTTAAAATTTTTGCCGCATTTGTCGCATTTGATTTTTAATTTTGGTTCTTCCTCGGTTTCCTGCAAGTTATTTTCTGGGAGTTCTTTGAAAAGTTCAGGATTATCTTTCCTACTAACCGTTACGTTCAAAGGAATGTTTATTTCGGCCTCATGTTCTGGAAGCTTTTCAAATAAAATATCTAAATTTTCTGATTCAATTAACATATCTTGACTTGTATATTTTGTGCTACACATCCTAATTTTAGATGCTTGAGGAATGGCTATAAATTCAGAGCCATCTTTTTTAAGTGTATATCTCTTCCCCACTACTGGCATTTTATTTGTCATGCTTTTCTTCTTGTTTGTTATAAATTAACTGGTCGTAACACTGGTTTAAAATCGAAATCCATTCTGTTTGTCCAGCATCGCAGCTACTTAAAGCCTCTAGGCCTTTCTTCGCTATCTCCACCTTAGCTAAGGCCTCATCAAGCTTCTCTTGTAGTACTTTGCGAAAAGAAGCTTGTTCTTCGCAATCACTCTTGTAATATGCAAACCATCTTTCTTCAATTCTTTTATTGTTCTCTTGAAGCTCGGTAATTACTTCAATAAATTTATCAAAAATTGGTTGTAACCCATTTAAACTTTTTATCTCCGCAATTCTCTCGTTTAATGTTTCTTTTGTCATAAATCTTCTAAATGTTTGTTATTATTTTACTGGCACAAGTTTATATTTTCCACAAACCATCCCACGTTGAAAAATGCAATCTTGGTTATAATACTCTCCGTTTGCAGCGCAGGAGGAGAGGAGTAGAAGGATTAGGAGTTTATTCATCGTTGTTAAGACCAAGTGCGGTGTTTTTCTGCAATCCATTCAGAGCCATCATATTCTTGAATTTCATAATCAACATCCTCAGGAATTTCTACTATTTTTAATTCAGCGCATCTTCCATTTGCTTTTTTACCAAGATTTTCAATACATTGAATTAACTCAGGATTGTCTCTGTTTTTATCATAAGCATACCCGTACCTATCCCATTCCAGACCTAAAAATTTATACGCTTCTTCGGAAAGACTAAATCCACCGTAGCAGACGTTGATTACTATCTTTCTCATATTAGTTATCATTTTAAGTTAAAACCCCGCAGCCATAATTTTTTAAGTTTCCCATTTCCTTAACAGATTGTGAAATTATTCCTTTTGGAATTCCTATTTCTTCATTGCCTTTTTTATTTCTCTCTCCATTTTTTCTTCCACAGCTTCTCTAACAAACTGAGACTGGTTTCTGTTACCAATGTAAGACAAGAACTTTTCCTTAAGTTCTGGCAAAAGGCTAGTCGTCCAAGTAGCAACTTTACTTTCTGGCAATTTCTTTTTTCTTCCTACAGTTTTAGTCATAAGATAGTAAATTATTTATTAGTCAAGTAGTTTATTTAAAAAATGTTTCTAAGTCTTTAAAGACGTTGTCGAAGTTTAGAACTGTATAGCGCAACACAACATATCCAGCTAATTGAGCTAGATTATATTTCTCGCAGTCCTTTGCATATCCAGTAAAAGTGGTGTGACGAGATTTGCCATAAGAACCCTCGTATTCTACTAAACATGTTTTAAACCCATCAGAAACTTTCCAGTCAGCCTTAAATTTTCTGTCAAGTAAAAATTTAAACTCCGGTTCAATTTGATACTTCTGCATTTTGGCAAGTGCTTCGAAGTTCTGTTTTGTTATTTTCATTTTAGCTTTATCTCCTCCCAAGCAATAGGGGTGAAGTTTATTTGCTCAACCGAAACATTAATATAAAAATCATCCTCTAAATTATTAGTATGCAAGTGACCATGAATATTTTTTTTAAACCTTCCTTTTGAGTCAGGATGAACTGGAATATGGCTTGCTAAATAATTTTCTAACACAACATATCCACGAACATCTCGGAAATACTTGACATAATCTTTAAGTCTAAAAATATCATGGTTGCCACGCACTAGGACTTTATCGCCATTGCATCTTGAAAGACAATCAAGCCCCTTCCTCGGAATTGCTACGTCTCCTAAGTGATAAATCTTATCTTGAGGGCGCACAACTTTATTCCAGTTTTGGATCAAAGCTTCATCCATTTCTTCCACGCTTACAAAGGGACGGACTCGATTATTTTCCTTATCTCTAAAATTAAGAATATTACCGTGACCAAAATGAGTATCGCTGATGAAAAAAATATTATTTGCCATTATTAAACCCCTAAAAATTTGTTGTAGAACTATTTGTGGCTTTCTGCCAGTTTTCCAGTGCTTCTTTTTTGTTCACTATTCTTTACATTACGTTCTTTTCTCAAGCTCCACTTGATCCCCTGAATCCAGTCTTTCATATAAGAAGCATAGTAAAAATCATCATCGTTCTTCAGAACATTGTGTAATTTTATTAAATCTTTTATTTCTTTTTCGAAGTTCATGCTACCTGTTCCCAATATTTACGTCTTGATTCAAAACTCTTTTTTGTTATTATTTCTTCAATTTTTTTGCCTTCAATTTTGATCCTAACATTATAGGAATCGAAGGTAACGGTAATCTTTTGACCAAGATTGTCCTTATAGATTTCTGTTATTTCTTTTTTCATGTTTAATTGAATGGTGGAAGAGGCTGGATTCGAACCAGCGAAACCTTTCGATGTCAGATTTACAGTCTGATGCGTTTAACCACTTCGCTACTCTTCCATTAATAAACCCCAAGGAAAACCCTTAGATTAGTCTCAATCTTAGGGTTAATCCGAGGGTTTAGGCTCTAGAAGGGACAAAAATCGTCGTTTTCTTCATCAACATGATTAGACTCTGGCACATAAGCATTACCCTTGTCTTGCGAATGTTTTGAAACGTACTTCTCAGCAAGCTTCACTTCGTTAATCACAATCTCATCAAATTTCACAACTTTACCTTCGCCGTTTGTGAATTGAGTTGTTTTAAGATTGCCCACGATCTCAAGTTGATTACCTAGATTCTGCTCGATGAAATCAATCGTAGCACCAAAACAAAGGAATTTTTTGGTTGTAGAAACAAACGTGTCTTTTGCCCCATCTCTTCCCTTTACAACATCTGACCAAGTGATTCGACCCTTTGCTATTTTGCCCTTATTCTCAAAATCAAAAGCGTTCTTATCAACTGCGCCGTCTTTCCATTGATTAGCGATTTTACATTTCCCGATTACTTGCATTTTTATTTACCTTTTCTGTTAAGTTGATTAAGTAATTGCTCTACTTTTGTTGCCAAAAATAGAATCTTTTTATTATCCTCGTCTCTTTCTTTTAGAGAACTTAATTCTTTTGCTTGAGATTCAAGCAGCTCTCCAAGGCTTTTATAAGATTTATCTAAAACATTAATGCGTGATTCAAATACTCCAGAAGATACTACTAACCCAGAACCAACCATAGATAAACAGAAATTATCAATTTTCGGTTTACATAGTTCTTCTAATTTATCTTGAATTGCTTTATCGAATTCTTTTAGTCTCGCAATTTCTTTACTCTTCTCATTAAGCTCATTCTTTAGAAATAACACTTCTTTTTTTCTTTTAAAAGATTGTCCTGAAGTTCTGAGATCATTGCATTTTTTCTTATTAATTCTTTCTTTCTAAACATTTATTTCTCCTTAAATTTTTTGATTTGATTAGTATTGTCTTCCAGCTCTTTTAGAATCAATTTTCTAACTGCTTTTAATGAAGCTAGAATGTATTTCTTTTTCTTAAATTCTGCCGCTTCTCTAGTTAAAAAAATTGGATTTTCTACCCAAGATTCGTCTTCACGATTACCAACGTTTTCTTTTAAAACTCCGTCTCTTAAATCAAGATAAATCCTTTGCTCGTTTTTTTCGCCATCGGCATCAATAGTAACCGAGTGCATAAAATCATAACTTTCTTCTCCATTATAAAAGTCGTGATTAAAAAATAATCCCTCCACAATTTCATCTTTGGCATAATCAATAAGAAAATAATTTTTACCTATTTCTAATTTTTTTGGCTTTAGTTTATATCCCGCTCTCATTTTATTTCTCCGTTAGTTTATAATATTGTTTAATTTGTTTTAGACTTTCTTCCGTTGCTTCAATTTGATTTTCAAAGCAATTTGTATTATTGACAACATCTCCGGTATTAGTGGTCACGTTATAAGGTTTTTTTAAATCATTGCTGAAAAAACAAAACACCTCCTTAACTTTTTCGGAATAAACGCCAGTTAAATTTCCTACCCAGCAAACATCACCTTTAACAAAAGGTAACCTAATTGAATTTTCTAAGAAATCTTTTGCTTCTTCTGATGAAAAAAATGACTGATTTTCTGAAAACATATTGTTTTTTGATAAATAACAGATAGAATTTCCGTTAGCTACAATAGATTCAATTTCTATCTCAACAATTTTATCTTCTTTAATACTAAAGATTTTTTGTCCTACTTTAAATTTTGGTCTTATATAAAAACTCATTTTCTATTCCGTTAGTTTATAATATTCGTTCATAGCCTTTTTCTCTTCAGAAGTTAGCTCGTACCCTTTAGCATCAAAGAAAGCTCCAATCTCGTAAAGCTTTTCAATCATGGCTTTCATTTCCTTGACTGATGCTTTTGTAAGACTCTTGCTAACCTTAACGCCTTTTACCATTATCACGTAATTGGTTTCTTGCTTAACGTATTCCTTCACCATGTCCTTGTCAAAGAAAGTTCCTTCACTCTCTTCAAAGTATGGCGCGAGAACACTACAAATCCGAAAAAAGCCTTTCAATTGCTTAGCTGTCTTCTCGATTCCAAACGTAACCGTGAAATCTTTCTTTAATTGTATGTACTCGTAACTCACCGTACTTAGCTCGTTGTGAATTTGCAGGGGAGTTTGAGATTTAGAGAAGTTGAGGGTGGTTTTCATACGCTCCTGCTCCTGCTCCTGCTCCCGCTCCCGCTCCTGCTCCCGCTCCCGCTCCTGCTCCAGCTCCAGCTCCCGCTCCTGCTCCAGCTCCTGCTCCCGCTCCCGCTCCTGCTCCCGCTCCCGCTCCTGCTCCTGCTCCAGCTCCCGCTCCTGCTCCAGCTCCCGCTCCAGCTCCTGCTCCTGCTCCCGCTCCCGCTCCTGCTCCAGCTCCTGCTCCTGCTCCAGCTATGCAGATAACCGATTTGCAAAATTGCCTGATTCATAAAAATTATTTTTGCTTAGTTGGTAAAGGAAAATTGTAAATGGTCATATCAATTAAAGCTCCACGACCAACAAGAAGATTGTTTACGAAAGGTTCGATTTCAGAAGTTGAAATTGCTTCTAAGCCAGATTTCATAGCATCGCTTAATCTTCCACAGTCAGCCACCCAGCTTGCATTTGATAAAACAAGAATATCATCGTGAACAGCTTCAAGTTTTCCAACGTGTGCCATTGTTACCGTGCGGATAAAATAACTTTTACCAATTTCAAAAGGATGTGATTTATTAGATTCGGCTTTTACTCCGAATAAATTTACTAATTCTTTTGCTTGTCCAAGTGTTAATTCATTGATGTCCATATTTTTAGTTTTTAATTGTTAATAATTTGGGTTTTTGGTAGTGTGGTTTTTATTATTCAAACCTAATTTCAGCTAAAACATTACCATAATCAAGTTTACTTGGCATTATAATTAGAAAAGGAATTACGATATCTGAATCCCCTGCAGTTTCTACCTCTAACTCCCCATCAAACTCTTGTAGCTTTGCTATCAGTTCTTTTACTTTCATCTATTCCTCCTCAAAAATAATTTCAATTTTATAGTTATCATTTGGAATTGGAAAAAATTGCAATTTATTTACTAAGTATGTCCATGCAACAGGAATCCCCTGCAGGGGATAAACATTGTGTAAATCACACCTTATTAATGTAATTTTAGAATCCCCGATCAATAAATTAATTGAGTCAATATCCGCAGAATGATCGAAGCTATTGGTGTAAATATAAGGGTTTCCTTTTTCTAATTCTAAAATCATCTATTCCTCCACATTTTTAGTTTCATATTGATTCAAAATTGTTGTCAAAATCACAAGCTCTAACAAATTCAGCTTTAGCATCTGGATTATTTGTTTTAATAATCCAAATCATAGTTGTGGATTTACCAGATTCTTCTATTCTAGTTCCAAAACCTTTTATTCTGTAGATTTCCCCTGTTTCTTTGCATTTATATTGTTTTACTTTCACTTACTCAATCTCTCCAATAAAATACCGCTGTTTATTCTAATCTCTCTTTTGATTTCATTGTTGACAATAAGCATAGTAGTTATTGTCGAAACGTATAGTATGCTTATTATAAGAATGGCTACTATTAATTTGTTTGTTTTGTCCATTATTTACTCCCCCTTGGTTAATTCTGCCTTCATAGTATCCTTTGCCTCAATCAGCATGTCATGCAATTTTAGATCGTATTTCTTGAGCTTGGTTACAATAGCCACGTTCTTTTTATCTAGCCAAACTGTTTGCAACTCTTCAATACCTTGGCAGTTCTCAATGATAGCTTTAAGGCCAGCAAAATCGTCTTGGTTCATTTTCTTTTGCATTTCTTTCATGTCTTCGCCGTTGGCAAGATCTCCGTCTGGTGAGAATCCGAAAGAACCTTTAGCTTTCGGTTTTGAAGTAATATTAAAATCAACATCTTTTTCTGGCTCATCACCAGTCTCAATACCAAGAGCTTTCAATAAAGCATATTTGCAAGCATAAGAAATTGCTTTTCCGCAAGCTTTGTCTTGGCTATCAATTCCTTGACCTAATCCATTAACTCCGCAAATTTTATCTTCTGGGTTTTCTACATTGATAAAATCATATTCTACCTCAACGCTGCAAACAAAGTTGGTTTCTTTGATTGTGACTTTTTCGTATTTATTGTAGCGCTCAACTTCAATAGTTGTTATTTCATTCTTAACAATTTTAGGCTTGGCATAAATGCCGTGCTTAATAAATGCTTCCGAAGTTGCGGCTGTCACAGCATCGTGGGAAACGAAACGATATTGATTATTTACAGTTTTCTTTTCTTTTTCAATGTAGCGCACTTCTTGCATTACATCTAGAAGCTTTTGATAAATATTCTTTGTTTTTTCTGTCATGTTTTACCTATTTGTTAATTTTATTTATTACCACCGTGTGAGGCCTTCACTATTTCGAGACAGAAATCCTTTGTAATGCAGTTTTTAAGCTCTTCTCTTAAATTATGAAGCGCATTATCTTTAGTAATAATATTACCCCTTAATCTATGATTATCTGCTTGTAATTGATCTACCTCCATTCTGGCTTTTCTTCTAACTTCAATAATTTCTAGATTTACCTCTTCTAGATGTTTTTTGAGTTGTTCCTTAGTCATTTTCTTAATCATTTTTCCCTCGTTTATTTGTTATTTTGACTTGCACAATAGTAATAATATTCTTCCCAGTTAAATTCTTCCGTTATTCCCCCTTTGGTGGTTTTGGTAAAGGCATCCAGTGAGTTGGGTTCTTTGCTTTGACTGTATAATACATGCTATGCACGCTTAACCATTCTCCACAAATATTCTCTACTAACATTGGAATCTTTAATGGCTCGTTATATGAGCTAAAACATTTTTCATGTTCTATCATTCCACCAATTACTAAAATTCTAGTTTCGTCTTTTGGCGCTGTTTCAATTGGTTTCCACATAATTATTCCCCCTTTAAATCTCTCATTGTTAAATCTTTACCACCAAAACTATCGACTAGCTCTTCAACATTTTGATTAATTTCTTCTTGAGCTTCCCCGATTTCTTTCTGAATTATTCCAATAATCTTTTGCGCTCCTTGGATAAAATCTGCGGCAGAAGAATCCCCTCTTGCGTTTGAAATAAGGGTCTCAATATCGGTAATGTAATCTTTCATATTTTTTGATTTAAGGGTTAATAACGAAATGCAGTAAATAATAAATAATTTATTAGTCAACAATTATTTTAATTTTTCTTTTTCATTGAGCCTAAGCTTACGTGCAATAGTCTGGCAGATTTCTATTTCTTCCAAATATCCTAAAAGGATTTCTAACAATTCTAAATCAGAAATTTTGTCAGCTCTGATTTGTCTTTCTTTTTCAAAAAGCTTTTTCATATCGCGTCGCAAAAAACTTATTTTTTCCTTGTCAAGTGAATCTTTTTCCAATGCTTCATTTAGAAACATTTGATTAAAATTAATAAGCCTGTTTATTGCCGACAGAGTCTGTTGTTTCATATTCTAAATCTGTTTAATTATTTGATAAATTTTTTCCGCTGCTTTATCGGCAGAATTCTTAAGAGCCAGCCAATCGTCATCAGAAAGAGGATTTCCTAAATAATCTACATCTTGCTGACCTTCTAGCTTTAAAAATAATTCAATTAAATCCGTCACCCTCTGGTCAAATTGAAAATTATCGTCAATCATTTTTTGCGCCACGCCGTAAAAAGCTAAAACAGCCTTGTGTCCGTGAACTGTGTCGTCTTGTTTGTTCCTCATGACTAAGTAAATCTCATGAGCTTTTCGATCCAAACGACGAAGCATCTTGGCTTTGTCTTTGTCACCAATCAATTCAATGATAAGAGCTTGAGAGAGTTTCGATTTCATTTACTTTGCCTTTCATGCCACCTTGGGTGAGTTGAAAGAGACAGAATGGCAGGATTCCTTGCAGGGTTACTTGTTTATCCGTGAGCATCTCTAAACTTGTTATTTGTATTCTAAATTTTCAATTTTATCTAATGCTCTTGCCGCAATTGCTGCGATTTTCCCATTAGAGAATTCTTCAATTTCAGCCAAGGCTTCTTTTGCAATTCTTAATTGTTCTTCAATTGTTGTCATGTTAGTTATTGTTTGAGGTTGGCTCTTTCAAATATTTCTTAAAAAAATCTTCCTCATCCTCTGTATTTTGCCACTCTTCCCAAAGCTTCACATATTCAGGAAAGGCAAGCATTAATCGGTAATAATTATCTGGAGTGGATTGAGCTTTAGAGATTAGCTCAAAAATGATTGAATCAAAATTACTGCCGAAGTTGCGGAGGTTAACCGCTAAAGGCGCAGTCTCATCCTTCTTTTTCATTGCAACAATGATTGATAGTCTTAAGAGCTTTTCTTCTGCGTCTGATTCATTAAATCTTTCCCAACGAAAGTCTCTCACTTCTTTTAGTTTCTTTTGAAGATCGTCCATTTTTACTCCTCTGATTCTGTTTTTTTAACAGGATAACTATTTGAATAGCTTCCTGTAGGTCTTCCGGTATTATAATCGTAAGTGGTGCTAGAAATATTTTCATTAAATTCAGTTACCTTCTTAGGTGATCTAAAGGCGATTTCTGCAAGCTTGTAAATATTGCCCAAACTTTCTTTTGTCACTTTAAGCTCAAGATCAACATAAGTCTTTTTCATTTCATCGTAAAGCTTCTTATGCTCGTCAGCTTCTCTTTCTTTGATCTCTGAGCGTCCTTTATATCTATCTCTCTCGCTTCTCAATTCATCTAGCTGCTTGTTTTTAGAATCAATTTTCTCGTTAGCTTCTTTTAGCTGATTTTTTAAGTCTGCATTTTCAGAACTTAGTCCGTCTCTTTCTTTCACCAAATTAATCAAAACTTCTGATTCTGATTTTGAGAAATTAGCCTCAATGATTTGTTGTAATTTATCTTTTAATGCGTTTTCCATGTTTTTTAAAGTTAAGGTTAGTTAAATCGGTTTCCCTCCCATTAAACGGATTCCGTTTTAAATAGCAAGGGAATTAATAAATTATTTATTAATTTTTGTTCTATCAAAAAGTTCTTTGGTATCTAGAATTGCCATTTCTAATATTTTTTTAGACATTTTAGGGCTAAATTCCCCACTTAATCCGTGCTTTAATCTATCATTCAAAAGCTTATCAGAAATTCTATAAGCTTCCCTTTTTATATCTTCCAAAGCACTAATCTGACGTCCTATTGTAGCAAAAACAATCTTGGAAAAATTATCGTTTTTTGAGAGTTCATAAATCAAGTTTTCTACAATAAATTCTTCTTTTGAATCTTTTATAATTTGCATTAATTTTTCTTTCATCCCTACTCCTTATTTGATTTAATTATTTCTTGCCTCTAAAACTCTCCCCAGAGAAAACTACAATCTTGCCGCCATTCTCCTTCATTCTGTCAATCACCCTATCACCTGCAAACTCTTTCAAATTTGTTAGCGATAAGTTAGTCACCAGAATTGTCGGCCTTAGGTTCTCGTATCTCTCGTTGATAATCTCGAACAAGATTTGCTTTTCTGTCTCAGTTCCGAATTGAACACCTACTTCATCAATGATTAGCAAGTCAACTTTTGCATGCTTATCCTGAACATCAGAGAAAGTTTTTTTGGATGCTTTATTGTAAGTCTCCTTCACTTCTCGGAGAACGTCGAAGGCTTTGGTGTAGAGTATTTTGGTTTGATAATTCTCGATCAGGTAAAAAGAAAGAGCAGAAGAGAGATGCGTTTTGCCAGTTCCAGTTGTTCCACAAAAAACTAAAGATGTTCCTTGCTTCTGCCTATCTTGGAAATTCTTAACGTAATCCAAGACAATTTCCTTTTCCTTGGTCTTATTGAAATTTTCAAAGGAGCAAGATTGAAAGCGAAAAGGTATGCCAGAAATCTTTTTAAGTAGGTCTATTTCCTTTTCTTTTGAGCATACAGGGCATTTTAATTCAGTTTTGATCCAATCCTCCAGAGCATGTGGAAAATCTTTTCTACAGTTATAAACGCCCTCTTCGTAACGATTAAGCTCTAGTTTATTGGTTCCGTGTGTTTCGCAAGTAAAGTCAATTAGCATACTTCAAAGCCCTCCGTGTTAGCGTAATAGTCTTGTTCTTCAAAGTTGTTGTGTTTGGATTGAGGCTTGGCAGAGGTAGTAGAATGTTCATCTTTCCAGCATTCGTTGTGCAGCCAAGTTGATGGATGTTTCCAATATTGAGAATCAGATCCCCTTGCCTTAATGTATTTCTCAAGTCCAGCAACGATGTTTTCAAAAGTGTCTTTTTTTAGAGCTGCTTTGAATTTTCTTTCAGCATCAGGACGACTTTTCTTTTTGTCGTAGAGATTCCAAAAAGATTCAAATTGAGATCTTAATTCTGATTTACATTCTTCATTAGCATTACTAATTTTACTTTCACTTCCACTATCAATACCACTTCCACTATCAATACCACTATCGGCTTTTTTGGGTTCTTTTGGGTTTGATTGGGTTTCCAAATAACCCATTGGGTTTTTAGGTCTTCCACCCTTAGAGCCATTAAGCTTGTTACGCTCTACAATGTTCTGATATTTTTCAGAATCTCTTAAAAATTGATTTAAAAATGGTTCAAAAACAATAGAAATAAAATCATCTTCTGGCAATAACCCATCTTCTTGGAAAAGAGCGATTGCCTTAAAAAGCTTTCCAGCTTGTTCGTCTTTTAGTTTTTTTAGCACGGACAAACTATCCACATGGATTATAAAACTTCTCTTAGTTGCCATTTTTACCTCTTTTGCTGTGGATTTTATTGTGGCAAGATTTACAAAGAGTTAAGCCGTTAGAAACTTCAAATCTAAGTTCTGGATATTTTACAAATTCTTTGACATGATGAGCATGCAAACCTTTTCTCTCAAAACAATTTATAGATTGACAAACAAATCCATCTCTCTTGAAAACTAAATATCTCCATTTCTTCATCTCGCTAGATTGTCTTATCCTATAATTTTCATCTGTTATCCCTCCTTTCCAATTCCAATGCGCCTCACCTTTTTCAATATTTTTATAAACTCCATCCAGTTGAGGTTTGATTACTGTGAAAATAGCTTCAGGAACAACAGACATTTCAACTGATTCGCCATCTAAGGCATAGGAACAAATAGCATCAAAAAGCTCTGCCTTGTCTTCTTTTGGTAGTTTTTTTGCTGATTGATAGAAGCTTCGATAAAATATGAAGCTGTCTCTGATTTTTTCTGACATGAATGTGAACCTGTGAAGTTTTGGCGCGGGAGAAGGGTTCACTCTCCCCCCGCATAAAAAGATTTAATTCTGATAACTCTATTGTGAACCATGAGTTATTTTTACCACTCTCAACCCCTATTTCTAATAATCAAGAGGAAATAAAAGGCTGGGTTTAGCGCTTCTTCTTTATCCCAGCAGGGCTAAGCATGGTTCGTCTTAGAGCAGACTCTCACTGCTGACTATCTAACATTTAGTGTTAGAAGACTCTACTCTCCGGCGCAACACCCTCTTTCGACATTTTATCGATCTTTCGATCTGATACCAACAGTACTATTGGTATTTTTCTGCCTTCATCTTTAGTCAGGCTGACTTAAATTATTATCCAATAATAACATTTTCTCACTGGCTTTCTTAATAATTTCTCAAACCAAGATCTATCATCAAAACTAGATACAAGTCCTAGCTTCTCTAATTCTTCGTAAGATAAATTTATAAATGTACCAGCCATGTTACTCCCCTTTTTTATTACATTTTACAAACTGTGTAAATACTGAAAATTGCAGCACCAACCGAAATAACTGTAAGAATTATATCTAACATTCTTTAAAATTTAATTTTGCAGAGGACGCCTTTTGGACGAACTCAGGACTTCTTTCTACACTAGGTAGATGGGTGAATTACTCCCGGCCTTTGCGTGCGGGGCTTGTCCTTTCGGAATTTAAGAAAGCCTAATTTTTCAGCTTTCCCGCTCTATCCCCCGCTACGCAGTGAACAAAGCCTACGCATTAATTAGATTTTGGGAAGGGACCTTTCGGGCTTGCGACCGTTACTCTCTAATTCCTGCGTTTCCCTCAAGATAATTCTAGATAGCCAAGTTTCTCTTGTTACCTTGCACAGTCGGCCATTAAAGTCTATTACGACTAGCCTATTGCTATCTAGAATCTAACGCATTTCTGCGCTTCTCTATACACATTTTTTAGATATGTATAGAAATACGAAGAAATTGGCGCAGGACTGGTTCAACCGAGCCTTCGGAAGCCAACGCCCTGCATATTTGTTTTATTGGAGGCGGGATAGCTCTTCCCCAACCTGACCGGCAGGTGCTCGTCGCGACTCAAACCATCTCCTCCAATACTCCAAGCTTGGTACTTACGAAACGGGGATCGTACTTGGCTTGCTCGTTCCAGAGGCTCTGCATTAAACGTAATTAACAGAGCTTACCCCATTGATTAACGACCTCCTTTCGGCGGCTTTGATTAGCTCAGTCCCCGCTACGCAGAAACCGTCTAATATTCTTTAGCTTTTCAGCTTTACAAGCTAACATCGCCCTTGGGGGAATATGAAAACCCCCGCGATGTTAGCCGATGAAGATGAAAGACCTGCAGCGATATTGTAACACTGCAGTATTGTTCAACACATGTTCAATACATGTACACACTGAACATATTTATGACAATTTTATCGCTCTCAAAAATACATTAAAAACCCTTTTCTATTTTGCAACAGAATTTCTTAAATTGTATGGTTGCGTCAAAAATGCTTCAATTTGATTAAATTGCTGAATGTCTTTGTAGTGATCACTTTCAAGAATCGAGTATTTATGAAAAAAATAAACGATTACGAACCACATCATTAACGCAATTATAAAAGCAAGTGTTTGTTTCATTAGTTATCTCCTGTTTTTCGTTTATTGTGAAGAATTGAATCATGTCTCCATTTTAATTTAACCCACGCCAGAGCGACTCTTTCGATGCTTTGATGTTCTAGTAATAAATTCAACCATTCGAAACTTGGCTCAGTTTCAAGAATTTGTTCAAGAAGAGTTGCAATTTCTGCTAGTGAGTTGCTGACTGTTAAGCGATTGTTTAAATGATTTATATAATCTTGCGTCATTTTACCTTTTTTGATTTCGCCGAACTTTCCGCTTTCTGCGTGCATATCCATTATTTCTTCGTCTGTCATAAATTTATTTCGTTAGTTTTGTGAATTTATTGTACAATTTAACAACTTCTTGAGCTGATAAATCATCGATTAAGCAAATTTCTTCAGCTAAAGAAATGTCAATTTTATCGAGACGAGTATTATCTACGTAAAAATCCATTTCTGTTTTAGCTTTTTGTATTAAATCAATTACCATTCTCCTCCAAAGTTTCAATTTTAATGATTTCTTGCATATCAACACCGCCTTGAAAATCCATATTCAAGAACTTTCCCACTTGAAAAAATTTTGGATCTTCTTCAGCAATGTGATATTCACCGTTTTTTACAATTATTTTGATTTTCATTTTTTATTAATATTTCAAAAGCAACGATTCTTGCTTTTATTGATTTTATAGAATTGTAATTTGTGCCATCGTTTAATTGAGATTTAAACTTAGCGAGTGCGATCTTTTTAGAAATCATTGTTGGCCAAATTTTGGGAATTAAATCTTTCCAATATTTGACAGTTTCTTCGACTTCTGGAGTTTTTATTAAAAGTGTTTTCATAATTTTTTTAATTGAATTTTATTCAACAAAACTACCAATTTTTTCAACTGATTTTCAGAAAGATTCCTAAAGTTAATTCCTAGTCCGAAAATTTCTGGATCAATTTCACTGCAAGTTTCAATGTAAGAATCAAGACGCTCTCTAATTATTTCTTTCATACGCATGCCCACGCTAGTCCCAAAAAAGTTGCAAAGAAAACTATCTC